TTTTACCAAAAACTTAAGCTTGGAATAAACGCTTTAAATTGAAAAAATGAAAACATATTTTATTTTAAATTTACAGAATGTAGATTTTTTGTTTAAATATCTTATAGATAATGAGTATAGATATGGATATGGAGAATTAGCGTCCTGCTATTCAATTCAAGAAATAAAAAGAGATGTTCGAAATGAATTGTTAAAAGAGAAAATAACAACTTCTAAAAAATGCATAGCTATTCCTTATTTAGAATTAGATAATGAACACCATCGTTATATGCTTTATACCAAATGGTGGAGTGGTACAAATGATATAATGAACTCAATATCATCGGAAATTCTAGAATTACGAGAACTAAATATTCGAAATTATCTTAATAAAAAAGGGACTCAAAATTGAATAATGGGACTTATATATTTAGTTGAAAATAAAATTAATGGTAAAAAATATATTGGGCAATGCATTACTCAATTGAATTATCGTAAAGCAAAACATTTTTCTGCTGCCTTTAAATTTAATTCTCAATCTAGATTTCATGAAGCTTTAAGAAAATACGGAAAAAGAAATTTTAAATGGGAAATTATTGAAAATAACGTGGCGGTTGATTATTTAGATAATCGAGAAATTTTTTGGATAGATTTTTATGACACCTTAAAAAGTGGATATAATATGACTTCTGGTGGGGGAACTATTCGAGGTTATCATCATACTCTAGAAACTAAAGAGCATTTAAAAAATGTAATGAAAGGAAAAAGTAATTTGGATCATTATATTAATAGATATGGAGAAATAGAAGGAAAGAATAGATATGAAGATTATATTAATAAGTTAAAAGAGAGAAAAGGAAAACCGAGATTAGAATTATTAATGGAAAGGTATGGTCAAGAAGAAGGAAGAAAAAGATATGATGAATTTATTAAAAAGCTTCGAGTAAGTAGATTAGGAAAAATCACGCCGGAAGAAACTAAAATAAAAATAAGTAAAAAAGGAAGGGGTATAAAAAGATCGAAAGAATTTAAAGAAAAACTTAAAAATCGAGTTTTTACAAAGGAACATAAAGAAAAAATTGGAAATGCCCATCGAGGAAAAAATATTTCTAAAGAAACTATCGAAAAATGGAAAATTTCAAGAAAAGGGTATAATCATTCTGAAGAAACTAAACTAAAAATATCTCAAGGACTTAAAAACCATTACAAACAAAAAGAGGGGTAAGATTACCCCTCTTTATTTTTTAATTTGACATTAAATAAGAGCACCTGGACTTGTGCGAATATACAAGGTCAAATATTGCGTTTCAGGATGCCAGCCAGCATCAACAAGAGCGTATCTTGATTTGATGATAACTTTAGGAGCACCTGTACCTTCAGTTATAAGCTTAACTGATTCAGCCATTAAGTATGGGCAGAATACGATACCTGGTTCATCAGCAGCACCTTTACGTCCAACAAGAACTCTAGTATCTTCGTAAATCATGTTAGGATCAACATATAATGTCATTCCGCCGATGGTTCCGAGTGGATAAAGCGAACCGTTAGTTTGATTGAAAGTGTTTGCTAATGGTGAGAATGCGTACTGTGCATTTGCCTGGAGAGCGGTAGCTATCTTAATGTTAGTAACAATAAAGTTAGCAGGACCTCTTCTACCTCTTTGTGCAACTGCGGTACCTGCTGCCATTATACGAGCCATAATTCTCTTGATAGCAGTATCTTCGTTTTCGAAGGTAGTAGTAGCGGCAACTGGAACAGCCTTGAAGCCAGGAAGTACCATTGTAGCGGTTACAGGAGCGGTTGAAGTACCAGCTGCATCTGGATAAGCGAATGCAGGAGTTACACCGTCAGCTTCGTTGTCAGTTCTAAGGTTGAAGTTCATACCTTCAACTTCGTTAGCTCTGATGTGGTTTTTCCAACCAAGACCAAATGCTCTTGAGAGGATGTGTTTGTTAATGCTCTGGCTAATTTCGTTGATACCAGCGTTTTCAACCATTGCGATAACATCAATACCCCACTGTTTGTTAAGGTCTTGAATTTGTTCCTGAGTTACAGAAACAGATACTTGGTAAGTTCCAACCTGAACGAATTTGGTGAATACCTGTAAACCAAGGGCTCTTGGGTATTTCATTTCACCAACACCACGTTCCATAGGTTCGTAAAGTTTAGTACCATCTACGAAAGTACCATCCCAGTTAGCTTGGTCATATTCACCAGCACCTGTGAAACCTTGAACCTGATCTTCAAGAGTTGATATAAGTGATGGATAAGTAGCAACTACAACATCAGTTAAAGTTGATGTGTCAGCGGTTACTTCGGTTCCATCAAATACTTCTCCTAAGTTAGTAGCAGGAGCGCCAAATGCGCCAGTTTTGAACATTGCGAATCCGTCGATACGTGATTTGCCAATGTAAGTAGCAGCTACAGTACCACCAGAAGCAGTGTTAGTAAATAAGATACCATCACCATTGCTGAGGTCAGCTTTAAGTGATGCGTCAGCTATCTGAAGTTTGAAAGCATGAGGAGCTTCGTAAGCCTTCCAAGCTGGATCATATTTACCATTGTGAGGTGGGTTAGCGTTAGCTGGGCTATTTGCAGGCTGTGCGCCATAAGGCTGTTTGCCACCAGCATAAACATAATCCAAATAAGAGATAACTCCTGTTGGACCTGGCATAGGAACTACGTTCACAATGTCAAAACCTACGGTTCTTGCAGCCACTTGAAGTGACATAGGAAGAAGTGCAGGCCATTTGTCTCCGGAACCTTTGGTTGCAGCTTGATAGAACTGGTTACCAGTTGTTGCAGCTTGAGAAGCTGGAACTGCGTTACCAACACCTGGAACATTATAAAGAGTTGCATAAGGAGTGTAAACACCACCCATAGCAGCTTCATTCAATGCATGAAAGTGTGCGTATTTAGAAATCCAAGATAATTTTGACTTATCTTTAATTCCTGTAACTTGTTCTACCATTGGAGACCATTTTTGCTCAATTTGTTGTTCATTTAAGTGATTCATGATCTTTAATTAATTTTATTTTTATTATTTTATCTATTTATTTTTTACTTATTCGGCACTTGTATAACATAGTGCAGAAAAATTATCTGTTATATCTCTTCATTACTTCACCAACGGATGCAACGAAAGAGTCTAATTTCTTGTCAGATTCTTCTGGTGTTTTAGCAGTTACAACTTCATTAAGACTTAATGAAGGTCTCTGAACTAATCCCGAAGTTTCCCAGAAATTATTAATTTGGTATTGTGTATCGAGAGTATAGAATTCTGCTCTTGCATCAATTGCAGCTTTCTGAACGTCTGAAGCGCTTTCATAAAGCTCTCTGAATTTAGCAGGAGCTGCTTTCTTCCATAGAGGTTCAGTGCTTGTAGGATTTGCTAAAGCTGATTCCCATAACTTTCGAATAACACCAGCATCAGTGGTAGGATTTTTCGCTACTTCTTGCGCAACTTTTTCTTTTTGAGTTGAATCTAAACTTCTAAATTCTTTTCTTTCACTTTCACCTAAAAGGCTTAAGAACGGGAAACTTTTTACAGTCTCTTCATCAGCTTTCTTCTCTTTTTCAAGATCAGCAATGATAGTATTAAGTTTCTCATCTAATTTAGAACGTCTAGTTGAAACTTCTGGAGAACCAAAGCTCTCTTTAAGTTTACCAACTGGTTTAGTGTCTAATTTTAAATTTTGTCCTTTAACAATTGCAGGAGAAGGACCGTCTCCAGTTATCTTTACAGTAGGTCTTGCACCAGCGGTTTTAGTGGTATCAAGTACCATAACACCTTTGGTTTTACCACTAGCACCTAATTTTTGTCCAGTAGTATTTTGGACCGGCACTGAGGTTTTCTTAGTATTTAATTCTTTCGGTTTCTGACCACCTACCTTTGAAGCTTTTGCAGCTTTTGCAACAATAATTTTTCCATCAAAATGGACTTTATTGTCTTTTCCTGCATCAGTATCAACTTTTTCATTACCGGCAGTTTTAACATCGGTAATAACGCCGAGTCCTTTTACTCCAGCAATGCTAGTCAACATAGATTCTGATAAAGGTTTTTCGGTAATTCCGTGAGTCGAAAGAATTTCGTCGAGTTTTTCCTTAAGTTTAGGATCTGCTTTTGATTCAGAAACTAACTCAATATACTCAACAAGTTTCTTGGCGTCAGCTTTTGACATAGCTCTTCCGAACATGTCTTCAGACCAACTAGCAGTGGTATTTAAGCCCTTAGCAATAGTGCTTGTCCACTCGTGCATCTCATTAATAGCTTTTGCTTTTTCAGTTCCCCATTCATGGAGAGCATTAACACCCTTAGCTAACTGAGTGTTCCATTCGTTGATACCATTAAGCATTTCAGCGTTGTGGTCAACAGTTTCAGCAATTGCATTCGTAACTTTAGCATTATTTCCAACCCAATCCTGAGTGTGGTTGAGAACCTGAGCATTAAAATCAACAGTTTCAGAAATCTTCTTAGTTAACTTATAATGTTGGTTACTCTTTTCGGCTAATTTTTGCGAATGTGTGGCTACTTTGTTAACGTTTTTAGCAATGTCACCAGTCCATTTCTGATGCTTTTCTTGTAACTTACGTAATTCGTCGACATACTCCTTAAGAGCTTTAATCTCTTTAGTTTGGCCACCTTCAAGAATTGCATTTTCAATAGCTGTTAATCTTTCTTGTGCTTTGCTAAGTTCGTTCTTAAAGTAAACAGTCCATTGCTGAACATTTTCTTCATTTACTTTTTCATTCATCTTTTGCTCGCTTTTATTTTTAACAAGTTCTTTAGCTTCTTCTCTAAGTTTTACAGCTGGGTATTTGTCTGTTAAATCATAGATAGAAACATGTTCATTCATAATACCTAGTTCGGATTTAAGATCATTATGATCTTTTTCAAACTTACTATAGGACTCGTTTAATTGTCTAATTTGATTTTCAATTCTTGCTCTTGCGCTTTCATTAACAGTTTCCAATTGAGCTTTTTCAAATCCAGGCTTAGCAACTAAGTCATAGGTGTAAATCTGCTGAATAGAAACAGTTTTATCTTCATTTACTGTACCCGCAGCACGTGAAGAAATAGAAAGAGGAACGCCTGATTCGAGAAGGGCTTTTGCAATTTGCCCTTTAGGTGTTCCTTCAAGAATTTCGATACGACCTTTTACCTGACGATTTTGCTGATCATACCATAAATCTGTTACTCTATGTGAAACATTTCCAAGCGCAACTTCAAATCTTTCAGGATGGTCAAGTTCACCTAAAAGACTTCCGCCTTGAATGTCCTTTTTTAAGTACTCTAAGTGAGGAAGATATTCTTTTTCCTCATAAACGCGTCCGTTTCTGTTTTCAACTCCAAACTCGGCAAATACTCCTTCAAGGATAGTCTTTCCTTTCTGACTAACCTTTTTAAGATTTTCACTTGATCTCTCAAGTATTAGTACATTTTTCATGCCTTTTAGAGTTTTTATTATATATAGAGCTCCTTAGGCAGTGAAAACTAAACATATTGCAGCAAAAGTTTCACTTAGAAAGAATTGATAATAAATATGTTATATATCTAATTGATATATAAATACTTATTTAAATATATGATGTTAAGGGATTGTTAAAATTAATCGACGTCGTCCCAATTATGGATTCCCTTTATATCGCAAATTTGCCTTGCTAATTGTTCTAGCATATCTTTATTTTGCTTTGTATAATTTTGGGCATCCTTTAATAGTTTACATAAGTTATCTTTAGATGCATCAAGGGAATTTGTTGAACCTAATAATATTGGAGGATTAATTCTTTTATAATTTTGTAGAGAATTTGTAGTGGCGAATATTTTTTCCATTTGATAATGAGTAACTTCTGAATTGGATGTTGCTACCATATCTAATGCAGGAACAGTCCATTGCGCTGACCCCCATTTTTTGGTTTTATTATATGGGAATGATTTTTTAGAATAATCTCCGGTTCCTAAAGAAATCATCATTATATCCTGGGTTCCGTAATTCTTTGGTTGAGTGTCTCCTTTAAATATCGTTTTAGAAACTTCCATATATGCTGCTAAAGCAGGATTGTTGGCAAAGACCCCCCCGTCAATGATTGTATTAACATGAATTCCTTCATTAAAATAAGCTGGAGGAAATATAGATGGAACAGATGCAGATCCGCGGACAACGTCCTTTAGATAATAATCTGAATATAACTGATGTTCATCTGCGTTTGTATAAAATATTACCTTTCTTTTATCTATATCATACCCACTAAACATGCAAGGTTTTAATAAATCCTTTAGCTTATAGTGATTCATATATTGAAGCAAAGGCGCCTCTATATTACTCTCAGGGAATCTGGGACCAAATAATCCCCAAACGGTTTTCACATCATACCAAAAATTATTCTTTTTAAATACTTGTCCTCCAAATTCAAAATACATTTGGACAATTTCCCACATAGTATATAAAGTGGTAACATAATTATTTTTGGTTGTTTGAGGAATAATCATTAATCCACCGATGATAGAACCAGAAGAGGTGCCTGCAACAAAATCTACTAAGTTGGCAATTCTTAATCGTCTATCATGCATTATATTTTGAATTCGATCTTCTAGATAAGCCAAGACGGCGGCTGGAACAATTCCTCGTATTCCGCCGCCATCTAATGAGAGTATGATTTTCACGATCCGTTTTTAATTATTTATACGGATCATGGAATTAATTTTGTTACTTCAAATGATTCTGTTAAATATAAATACCCTGCTAATTCTCTTTTTTCTCGTGCTGAAAGCTTATTACGAACAGATTCTTCGTTTAATAACAATCTAATTATATCTATGCTGTTATTATGATAAGCTAATTTTAGAAATCGATTGTTATCACAAGAAGGGTCAATATCTTTTTTTAAGATAATCTTTGCAATTCTTAAGTGACGGTCAGCTGTACAACATTTTGCTAAAAGTTGTTTTAAAATTATTCTAGAAGTAAAGCTTTCATGCTCAATAATAGGAGCTAAAATTTCTGGTTTGTCAATCAAACTTAAAACAGTATTTGCAGGATTAGTCTCATACGAAGGCGTTAATATGTCATTGACAATGTCTTCAATAGGCTTCGATTTGAGAATGTCTTTAATCATTAATTGTTATTCCTTTTTTGGCTCTATATTTCAACTCATCCTCAAGAATTTCCTGGACCCATTTAGCACCCATCTTCTGATTCAATATAGCTTTTATATGTTGGTCACTCATTTGACTAACTGTAACGTATCTTAATGGCTGATCACCCTTTTTACCGTAGGTCCCCCAATGCATGGATTCACGTATCTGTTCAAATGGGGCTTCAGTTGTCACTGACATCTCTTCATATGGAGCATCTTCATAAACATTTCTACGAAGATATTCTAATCCTCCATCAACCATGTATTCTTTGCCATTTTTATCCATATAAGATACATAATCATGGACATGATATGATGTAATAATTGTTCCATCTGGGGTTTTAATTCTATTCAAAACGAGATGTGGTCTATTGATCAAATCTTTTTCCATTTTTTCTTCCCAGGATTCTACTAATTCCTGACAAGATTTAAACTTCTTTTTTGACATAAGTTTTATCAATATAATCATATACAGCTATTAACATAATAGTAATAAACCACATGGGCCATTTAGCTGGGATGACTAAACCAAACAAGGTACTAATACCACCATAAGCACCAGCACCTATGTTTGCACATATATTTAACTTCCACTTAAAAAATTTCCAACAAGCTAATGCAATAGGAAATGATATAAGTGCGGAAGTTATCGCTGCATAAATTATTTCTCCAAACGACATATTACTTCTTCCTGAAATTTATTATTGCCAACTTTCTTTTCACAAGAACTAAAACTTGATTTATAAACTTTCATATCTTCCAGATCAAGATAAGCAGACATGATTTCCGGTTCGTAAAGAGAAACCGTAAATCTTTTAGGGTCCTTACAAAGATAAGGATAAAAATTGGCGCCAAATGCTATATCAGCAGGGCTTCCATCAATCTTGTCCTTAAAATATTCCCAATCTACAAAGGATTCTTTTGCTCTTCCTTGCGCAGTAAGTGGTAGCAAAACGAAATACTTCACAAATCCTTTATACAATTTATAGACTCTTGCAAAATCATCAATTGAATAGCGATCACCTATAATTATATGAAGATTAGTGAAGATGTTCTCTTTTATGTATAGATTGGTTGCATTCTCCCAAAATCTGCGTAAATGCGGATGTGTTGAAACTGCAACACCACCACAGAATTGCTTGGTAGCTTCAAGAATCTTTTTCTGATTTTCTTCTGATGAAGCGTACCACATTCCATTTGTTGTATAATTGGGCATAATACCCATATCGTAACAAACTTTAATGAGTTCAATAAAGTCTGGATGTGTTGTTGGTTCACCTCCCCCAAAGGCAATTTGGAACGGTTTCTGATTCTCATTCATAGGACCAAAGAAAGCAAGAAATCTTTTGATAATGTCCTTTGGATGGCTATTTGTATCTAGGCTATTTTGATAACAATAGGGGCAGTTTCCTTCGCAGTATGGTGTCACCTTTACGTCATAGAATTCAGGATAACTGAGTTCATCTATAGGCCTCTTAGAATTAAGAGCTATACGAATTGTTTTGCCATTAACATGAATAGCCTTGTAATTGTGTTCTGGGAAAATTCTGGTTTTAATCATGTGAATTTATTATAGTCATTACATGCAAATATAAAAAAATCCCTCTAAATAAAAAATCTAGAGGGATTTATTTTCAACGAAATGTTTACCAAACACGTGAAACTTTTACACCACGTTTGTATTTTTTGGTCGTAAATTGTTTACCCGTTTTATTTCCGAACATACAAGCATAGCTGCTAAGTACATTCTGAAGTTTGGTATTAGTCATTCCAACCTTATTCCATACGGTAAAGGATGTGTTTCTTTCCATAGAACCTAAAGTTTTATCAACCTTGGCTCTGAACGTTGACGGCTTCCTCCCTCTTTGAGTTTCGGTTACCGGTTCGTTTGGCACGATTTTGTAAATTTCGTTTTCTCTATACATAATTGTAAAAATTGATTACTTCTTAGTGTCCATCTTATTCATTACATCCAGAAGCATGTTGATACCAACAGCATCCATTGCGTTGACACCATTTCCATTACCTCCTGCAACCATGACACTTGGTACGAATGCTCCTGGCTGGGCTTTGGCTAATTCAGCAGCAACACCAACTTTGGTTTTGTATTCCCATTCCATTTTTTCCTGTGGAGTAAGGCCGGCCTGAACTTTTAAACGGTTGAATTCTGCAATACCTTGACCTTCGTATATTTTTGCTAATCTATTCTGATCTTCCTTCTTTGCAGTAAGTTGGGCAACTTCAAATTCTTTTTGTGCCTGTGTTACAGCTTGAACTTTTTCAACCTCTTTTTCGTATTTAGCTTTAGCTACGTTTGCAAGCCCCTGCTGTTCTGCAGTTTTATCCATTACTGTATTCATACCAATCAGGTGAATAAACAAGCTTCACCAATAGATCAAGGAACTTGCTGTATTTTGGGTCCTTTGCCTTAACTACAAGAAAAGTCTGAACACCATAGTTGTAGTCTTCAATTTCTTTGGGTAAAGAACGAGTTCCATCAATGATCTCTTTTACAACTTTTTTTATTGCCTTTTCTTTTTCTTTGTAAGGTAGATTAGGATCGATACCAAGTGACTGTTGAAGTTCGTCACAATCAATATCTTCGCTTCCATACTCGATCATCTGTTCCAGATTCCATTCTTCCATTCTGGTTGAAATTTCGAATACATCATCGACATTCTTGTCTGAACCCTCCATCTTCAGAAGTTCAGCCAATAGTTCGCGGGCCGGTTCAATAGAATTTTCACTATGAACAAATATCTCCGTTGATGAATTTGTAATCAAATCAATCTGAGAATGTACTGGGATTTTAACCATCGTGTGTTGCTTCATGATTTGGTGAATATAAAAAGTTTGTAACTAAATTTCCTAGTCTCTCATACTCTGCAGCCTTTGGAATTAGGTTTAGAATAGTTGTTGGCGTGTAATAATCACAACATAATTCTGTTTGTTCGGCATTTTCAAACCAATAAGGTTTAGGAATTTTTCCAGAACGAACATCTTGAAGAAGCTGATCAACATCATCAAGATTTACGCCATCAACCCCATTTTCTTTGACATATTCTTCATAGGGCCAAGAGTCTTCACATGTAATAACCATATCGAAAACATCTTCACATGTTTTATCGATACCGAAAGTTTTAAACAGCTCATCAATCATTTGTTTGAGAGCACCAACAGAATTCTCACTGTATGTAAAAATGACAGTAGATGAATTTGTAATCAAATCTGTTGTTGAGTGTAGCGGAATTTTTATTTTCATTTTTGATTATTTAATTATCCTAGGTGGTATCTTTCTGTATTATAACCAAAAGCAGATTCAATCCACTCAAACATTTCATGAGGGATAGAGTTGTCACTTTCGCTTTCGATCATGATTTTGCCAATATTTTCCTTCTTTTCATAACCCCAACCCGGGTCCCAATCTGATTTTGGATGATCTCTTTTAAATTTTTTTATTTCTTCCATATCATCTCTATATCGTTCTTCTGTATAAACGTAAATTCGGCCGAAAGTTTCACTCCATTTTTTAATAGGTTTATATTCTGCTTTCTCATTTGTTGATAATGAATATCTTTCATTCGATACATAATGAGAACCAAATATTCCTTGTGCAGCCATTTGATTCCAATGATCAAGCATAACCTGAAGCACTTCTTTAACCGCTTCAATAGACTTAGCTTCACCTAAAACAAATAGTTCTGATGAGCTATTAGTAATTACGTCTACGAATGAATGAGTTCCAATTACGATTACCTGTTTCTTCATAATCATCTATCTCGTTATAAATTGCCCAAAAATTAGTTCCTACAGAAATTATGATTGCTAATATAATAATAGTTATGATAGAAGCCTTAGTTGGTTTTAATTTTATGTAAGAAAATTCTTTGTTAAAATCCCTTTGTTTATATAAATGAAGATTTTCATCCAGCCATTTAGCATATTGAACCCAACCAGCGTGGTCAAATGTTTCAATAGAAATAGCTTGCATTTTTGTTGCCTCAGTTATCCCTGTTGGCATTCCCCATGAAAATGAATGAACCCATTGCAGGTGGTTATTCTGATCTAAACTTAGACATATAACTATTTCATTCTTATTTCCCTTTACCCAGTAGTTTTCTTGATACGTTGCATTAACTTCTGGGGTACCCTTTGGATATATAAGGACCCATAGACGTAGGGAATCAGACACCCCAAATTTGCCATTTAACTGCCGGAATAACTGATGAACATCTTCCGAAACGTTTCCTCCGAGTATTGTGGGAAAATATAACCCTTCGTTTCCTCTTGGACCTTTTTCTGGATATTTAAATAATTTCAAACTGTCGGCAGTTTTTTCATCAACAATAGAAATATTAAATATTGTTAGATCAGAAGCCTTTACTCGATTTTCATAAATTCTTCTGGAGACGAATGGAACCCTTGTTGAATCAACACCCGGCCATTCACACTTATAAAAATAAGAAACCTTACCAACTTGTTTACCTTCAAATTTTGTTCCTCTTGAACCAACAGCCCTATCTCGAGGAGAATAATTTCTTATTTCTTTGATAGTAATGCTCGGGGTCCCCCATAATTTCTTCATATACTCGTATTCGGCTTCAGCAATAAAAATAATTTCTCCGATATTAGTAGTCATATACCAACGGGGACCATAATCATCCTGATGAGAACAGTCATACGTTTCAGTACAATATTTTGTATGTCCTTCACTATCTGTTCCGCATGGAACAGAACGTGTGCATGTTTGATGATGCCATTCGTTATATGGTTCTTCTTCATATACTGCTACAACTGTTGATCCCCACCATTCATCAAATTTAAGATTAGCTGTGTCAAAAATTAATTTAGTAATAACAATTACTATTAATGTACTTGTTATTGGAATAAAAAATTCCCACCACGTAAATTTATGCTTAAAGAATAAATTGCCCATATTGCAATTCCAATTCCCAAGATTAAAAATAGACCGATAGCAATAAATGTACCTTTCATAGTTGTGTGATTTTAATATTTTTTGCTAATATAAACAAAAAATCGAGAATAAAAAAAATTTTGAGATTATTATATCAAATAATTTACTTCAATCTTTTTATCTTTAATCTCTTGTAATGGTACTTGAAGTGCCTCTTTCCAAAGCGGGTTTAATCTTTCAACATAAACAATTCCTTCTAAATGATCATATTTTAATCAATTCTATTTTTGGTAACGCTTCTTTCAGTTCTTTAACTGTTTCGCATTCAAGACCACTTTTTGCAAGTATTACAGTTTGACACATGATTTTAAAAATAAACGCCCTATAACAACAAGTATAGCAAAGCAGGGGCGCATTCTGTATGCTATCTGAGTGCTTCTAATTTACTTTATCACGGCTCGACAGGTCAGCACTCTTAAACCCTGCCTTGCCATACTTGCAGCCGTTGTGCGTAATGTCAACTTTTCAAATCGTGTGATTATTTCTGAGAATATCATATCAGTATCGTCTTTTCTTGGGGGAACGGTCATGGTAAAACTTCTTCCACCAGTTGAGCATAGTTTGCTTAATGCAGAATATGCCATAGTTGCCAATTCTTCGTTTGAAATGCTTTCTAATTCTTTTTTAAATTCTTCGTGTGTCATAGTATTAATTATTAAAGCACTACGCACAACACGCAATATAAAACATGCTGGGCTTCGTGCGGTTTAATCCGTTATGCCTCATGTTGCGAACCGATTGGAAGTTCGTCTCCAATTTCAGCGCAAGTAGTTTCTAATTCTACTTCAGCACTTCTTTCTACGACCGCAGAAATCATTGGCACGGAAAGACATCCTTCAGTAAATTTTACTTTCTCTCCAAATTCTTTTCTGATATATGGATTTATGAATACTCCTCTAAATCCAAAATCACCCTCTCGTTGTTTTTTTACTTCAATGACGAAAATTCGTAAAGGAATTCCGATCTGAATTCCTGATAATCCTATACCATTAGCTTTCAACATTGTTTCAAACATATCATTTATTAACTCATGAATATTTGGAAAATTTTGTGGGATTTCTCCAGACTTCTGAGTTAACATACTATTTCCATATGTGATAATGGGATGTATCATCTAATCATACTGATTGAATTTGCAAATCAAAATCAGTAAAATTGTCAAATTTTTCTTTATCTGTCTTTATACGATCAGCAATTTTTTCGTCATCCCATCCTCTTTCTTTCATTCGTTCAATTCGAACGTTTTCAGCGGTGTTTACGAACAAAACCAAAGATTTTTTACGATGTTTGGGTTTAAGATGTTTAATACCATCTGTTTCCATTATAAAAACATCTGAGTGTTTAAATTCCCATAATCCTGTTCCATAATAGTTTCCATTATATTCAACCCATTCATAGAAGGCTTTGTCTTTAATCATTTTTTTAAATTCCTCTTTTGAAATAAAGTTGTAATCTACACCGAATTCTTCACCCTCTCTTGGTTCTCTAGTGGTATATGATACATCGAAACTAAATCCCTTTTCAGCGAATTTAGATCTAATGAAATTTTTTCCTGATGCAGTAGGGCCTACTAAAATGATACGTTTTTGTTTTTTCATTTATGTTTAAAAATTTTAATAAAAAATCCAATAATATAAATCCCTGCTAACATTATTAATCCAAACCATCCAAATAAAATAGCTATGAATAATAAAGTTATAAAAAGAATTAAATTGGAAATCCAATTTTTCATTCCTCTCCTTCAAACTCTACATCATCTACGTCACTCCATTCTCCATCAACAACTTCTGTTGAGCCTGAGAATTTATATCCGGATGGTGAATATCCATCAACAAAGTGCATGAAACAATGACCATCTCCTGCTTCATCAAACTGATCACCAAGTTCCCAAAATACTTCAACTTCAAAACCACCAAGGTCTTCTGGTAATCTTTCATAAGTAGTTATTTTTCCCATCTTATAGCCTTTTTAAAATTAATACTATACCAGCAACAAGGCCAATTACAGCTAATATTGCTACGAATATAGCGATTCCTATCCACCACGGCGAGAATACCCACCACCAAGACCAATCAATTACATGTGTCAATTTTAGAACTACAAATATAGCCACTAAAACTGTTGCTAGGGACACACCTCCTGAGGTTGCTTTTGAATTTGACATTATTATTTAGTTTTTAATTTTTCTAATTCTAATTCTATTTGTATTTTTTGACGCTCTAATTCCATTATTTTTCTTTCTGTTTCAAGATCACTCATAGGTGTTGTGTAAGTAATTGGCGGTTGTTTTTGTATTTGTGGTTGTTGTACCGTATTACTTAATTGGGTTTCGTTTGATTGGGTGACTTTAAAAAATCTTGATCGACGAATATAATCAAAATGTAAATTATCCCCAATTTTTTTATTATACCATAATTCATTATTAATAGTAAAAACTTTAGAATTCCCACAACCACAGGACTGTTGATCAATAGTTGATAGATTGGAAATTTTTGCGATTTCAATACTATCTCCTGATGTTATATTGCGCTTAATTACCCAAGTCCAAACAGTTACAGGAGAATCATCTTTTATGCTTGTAGTTTCCACACGGTCAATGAGAGTAAAATCTTCATTCATGTAATAATCTTTTTCTGTTATTTTAGTAGCGCAACTGACTAAAAATAATGTCAAAATTAAAATGCTAAGTCTTTTCATATTTTTCGCAATTTAAATGGTAATTCTTTAGCTCTGGGGTTTTTTTCTCTACAATCTTCGCATATAGTGTAAACCCATCCTTCTGTTTGACCAACATTACGATTTGTTCCACAGGTTTCACAAATGCTATATGACATATGTTCTGCAAGCCATATCATGCCATGAATCATTTCGTCACCTCCTGAATAAAAACAAAGACCTCCCCATTTTTCTTTTATCTGAGAAACATGAGGGATAGGTTTATTATTATTTTTACAATAAGAGTAAATCGTATCCATCAACTGATCTAGTAACCAGTACCATCCATCACCACATTCAAATCCAAACTGCATTGGTAATACAATTTTTTTCTGATTCAGTAGTGTGTTAACTTCATGCATAACAGGTTGGGCCGGATCGATCATAGGAGTTTCATTCTCCTGCAAATATTGAAAAAATTCAGGATATTTGCTAACTAGTTTCTTTTGTAATTCAGCTTTCATTTTTTAATTCTCTTCTTTGTTTTTGCCCATAAAGATGCATTTCCTGAAAAATATTCATACTCGCTGTTCTGTGTTTTAAAACGAACATAATGTCCATCTTCTTTTTCAATATCTTCAATAATCTCAGTTATCGGTGTAGTCATCCACCAATCTTGATTGGAATATGATCTTGCAAATGGACTTCCAACTTTAAGAGAACAACCCAACATTGGTTTATGGCCTGCAATTTCTTTGAATGTTCCATCTTCGTTCCATGCAATGGCATCAACCATTGAGCCTGCATCTCCTGCTCCATCAGATAATCTTCTTAATTCTGGCATTTATTGTTTATTCTTATAAGTAATTCTAATTCAGAAGTTTTGTCAATTATTGGGTTCGGCTCTTACTATTACATCTTTTTTTCGATATTTTCGATCAAGAGATAATTCTATATCAACAGCATCTTCAATGCTAAATTTACCTCCTAAACGAGTGACTGCTTCATATGTTTGGATGATTCGGTCTGCCATTTCATTATCGACTCCAATTTTTTGGAGTCCTAATGCAATTCTAAAATAATTGATTTTATCTTCTTGCGATAATGGAAACTTCTCTATTTGTTCCAGAGAAGTTCTTCGATTTCGATTACCTCTATTTTCTGCCATAAAAATATTTTTTAAAAAATAACTTGAGCGTACCCAGGATTCTGTTTTATCTTGTCATTTCTCTAAGCACCAACCCGACCTCATTGGCCTGCTTTCCGCCTCGGTCTATTTGGCTCGCATCCTCTGCGGTAGTATCGGGGGTTTAGCCCTCCCGCATTTAGCAGAGATGTCCTGAAGTTCCTCTTCTTGCGAAGCGACAAGTCCTCTTAGTTATTTAAAGAACAAATATAAACAATTTTTTAAATATTAGCACAAAGTTCAGCAATTTTTTTATTTACAATATCTTTGGCTTTGTCCTTGTATTCCTTTCTTATTTTTTCTTTTGTTCGTTCAGGCAGCGAAGAATAATTATTAAATCCATCGCCGGCAATTCCCCAAGCATATTTTACAACATATGATTGCATGTATGCTTCACGATTCAATAATTTACTTCTTTTATTGTTTATGATAAATGCTTTTATTTTGTAAATAGAAGTTGTATTTAATCGGTAGCAATGATTTTTTATATCCTTTAATGTTAATGGGGATTCAAAAATTTTTAAGAGTCGAGTTATTTCAGGTTTCATTTTATTAAAATAATTTTCAACCCTTCTTTTTCTTTGTTCTTGTTCTTTGCTTCTTAAAATCTGACTTCTCTGACGATGCCTTTCTTTATTATCTCTATACCATTGTTTAGAGTATGCTTTAATAGCTCCTATCCTAACGCGAAAATTTCCTAATCTTTTTCTTTTTCCTGACGAGATCGTTGTTCATAACGATCCTTAAGAGCTAAAGAAAGAAAAATGTTGAATGGAGATTTAGGGTCCTTACTGATTTTTGAAAATATATCATCAGTAGGTAATTCCCTCAACCCATCAACAATTTCTTCAGGTTTTTTGGGCTCAAGTTTAAAACTCATATCTTACTCTTTTCCGAAAACTGAATCCTGGCAGGACTGGCACATTCCGCTTACATGAAATTCCTTTTTGGAAAGTTCATCTCTGAAATCAGCTTCGTTGATAACTTCTTCACAACAAGGGCATTTTCCTTCTTCAATAAGCTTTACTTCTCTGTCGAATCCAGCTTCCTTTAACATCTGTTTGTTCATGACGTGTGTGTATTAAATTATTATTCAGACCATTCTTTTAAGCCAACATGCCACATGTGACATTCAGGGCACTTATATACCACATATGATGGGTTAATTACCCCAATAGAAAGAAGCTTTTCAAAGTAATTCTGGGCATCTTTAGCCGTTTTGAATTTGGAACGCATAATTGATTGTTTACCTTTATAACGGAGGCAGGTTCCAACATCTTTGTAAGTAGATTTTAACGGCTTGTCCATTTCTTCTTTAATTAAACGATTTGAAATAATCTGTCTCATGTGTGTAATTGTTACAGCAAATATAATAAAAAGAAATGAGACGAAAAAATAAATTTTAAACTTTTTGCTGTTTTAGCAACAATTTTAACAATTTTTAACTATTCTACCTAAGTACCATTCTGCAGGAATATCGCAATTTTTATTAATTTTTTTATTTTGAACTCCGTTTGTTATCCAATGAGTTCCATATTGTGAATTTTTTTGCCCAAGTTGTTTTATTGAATTTGAAAAACCTATTTTTTGTTTGGTTTCTTCTTTATGTTTTCTTCCTATCCAATTTGGGGGGTTTGGGATTCTGATTCCACTTTTATAAGAAGTTACCATATAATTAGAACGCTTAGATGATAAATTGTTTTTCCAATCTTCATTATTTTCCCAAAGCCATTTCATTCTGGCATTACCTCTAATACCATTTTGACTTTGCATTTCACTACTCCATCCTCCCCCGCCGCCCGGTTGTAAATTCATACACAATGGGTCATTCAATAATTCTTCATTTATTATTTTAAATTCTCTCTCTTTTAATTCCAATTTATCTTTACAAAATTCAATTATTTCTTTTTTATGATTTTCTTTTCCATATTTTCTTATGGAATATCTTAATCTTTTTCCCGAACCTAAATATTCATCATCAATATTATAAGTAGAATGCATTCCATAATAATATCTATTTGTTATAGAACATGTTGTTTTATAAATATAATGAAATTTTATTTTACTTCTAGACATGGATATATTGTTTTATGTATATATCCAGTCTAGAAGGGGCAATTTTGCCCACTTGGTGGTATGTGGGATTCGAACCCTTCACTACAAGTTCCACAGACTTGCGTGCTAACCGTTAAACACTAATACCACCGTATGGCGGAGAGTGCGGGATTCGAACCCACGGACCAATCTCTCGATCACAGCTTTCCAGGCTGCCGCAATAGACCAACTCTGCCAACTCTCCAGTTTGTCATCCCTAAAACTTCCGCTACTTAAAACAGGGATAACTTTAGCATCGTTTTCAGTGGCGGAGAGTGTGAGGTTCGAACTCACGGAACACATATCGCGTTCAACAGCTTAGCAGGCTGCCCCGATAGACCACTCTGGCAACTCTCCATTTTGTCCTGACGGCAGGATTCGAACCTACGTCGCTTTTGAGAGCCCTGGATATCAGCCAGGTGACTAAACCACTCATCCACGTCAGGAATTTATCATTTTTAATATCTTTTCTTCGTCATTTATAATTTTTTTATCAATAATAATTAAATTTATATTATTATCTCTTAAGACATTTTTCATTTTTTTCCTATCTTTTATGCTAAAATATCCTTTAACTTCTATATAAAGATCTCTTTCTACCAAATAAAAATCTGGCGTATATGTTCTAATGACTCCTTCGTTATCTTTATATTTCAAGTAAATTTTTCTTCTCCATATAATATTTTCTTTATTTAAGATCTTTGCAACTTTGAGTTCCCAACTTCCCCTTACTATAAATTCTTCTTCGAATATATTTTTAATTTTATACCATTTGATATGTTTAAATCCGCCCTTTCCTAATTCTTCTATTACCTTAGATCTTTTAAATGATAATATTTCTTTGTGTTCTTTACTAAGAGGTTTTCCTAAATGTTTTTGTCTATTTTTTTCAATTGCCTCTTTGGGCATCACCCATTTTTCTCCTCGTTCTTTAGCTGTAATATATTGATTTTTTCCTTGTATCTCCCCCGTCCTTACTTTTTGATTATACTCTATAAAATTAGACCTATATGATATTTTTTCAGGGTTTAAAGAACATCCGTTTTCATGTTTTACCAATCCTCCTTTATTATTAATTTCCTTATTACAAAATTTGCAGTTCATTTTTATTTTATATATCTATGCGTGCTAACCAAAATTTGTTGGGAAGATGGGGATCGAACCCATGTGCAACCAACTACCCTTTCTACTGTGTATAAGACAGAGGGGATACATCCCAATATTGTGCGGAGGCAGAGGGACTCGAACCCACACGCCGACTCTCATCGACCTCACTGCTTTCAAGGCAGCGTAGCACACCAAATACGTACCTCCATTTCAAAGAACATTTTTGGAGCTCTTTTTGGGGGTCGAACCCAAGACCTCTTCCTTACCAAGGAAGTACTCTACCTACTGAGCTAAAAGAGCATAAAACAAAAAAGGGAAGGTCTTTTTAGGCCTTCCCTTAATTTTTAAAGTTAGTACTTCAATTTACATAAGAAGGCCACAGACAACTTTCGGTTGAGCTAATCGAACTGATATGTATGCTATGACGCTTCATTCTATAAAAATTCTTTTATTATATATACGCAAAAATATAAAAAGTTTTTGAATCTAAAAAATTTTTTGAGATTTATTTACAGAAAATTAATTCAACTAAATCCCTACTCATTTCCTTCCCCATAAATAAATCCTGCGCTCTTCGTTGATAAACATTAAACATTATTTGAAAGAATATTGCAATAAAAGCTAAAATTATTGATGGCCAGAAAAATTTAAATGAAATAAAAGCAATAACTATAAATATGATAGCTAATAACTTAGAAATTATTGAATATGATAACTTTATGTGAATTTGTTCGTTTAGCTGATCATTGACAGCATCCAAATATTTCATTTGGCTATAATGCGAGCCTTCATTCTTCAAACGGTCAAAATAATCATCGGAATATGTATTAGATTTTTTAAATTTTAGACCGTTAAATATGTGTTCCCTAAATTCAATACTGATCATGTGTGTACTAATTTAGTGCTAATATAACAAAAATATTTGACCTGGGAAAATTTTTTAACAAAAATTTATGCTCCTGTTACAGCAGACAATGCCCCACCAGCTGCTTGGGTTCCTACAACTGTTAGAGTTCCATCTGGTTTCTTAGTTATTGCTAAGAAAGCAATTTTTTTATCTTCTAATTTTTTAGCCGCTAGTTTTAGTAATTCAATTTTCTTTTCAATTTTCCATCCTAATATGGCTTCCTTTACTTTTGGCTGACTTCCAAATTGTTTAGCGAATGCAGTTTTAATAGCGTTATTTACTATTTTTTCATTTTCAGGATTTTTAAGAGCCCTTGAAACTGCTGTTCTAGCACCCGCAAAGAAATCTACTATTCCTTCATCTATTTGTTCGAATTCCTGCAATGATTCTGCAACTAACTTAACATCTTCCATCTGAATATTTAATTTTTATATATATCCTCGATATATTTTATTAATTTTTTTAGATCGTTATCGACATTAGCATTAAAGAGCCCTATATTAGTTTTTAAGAATTTTATTCTATTAGCTTTGTAAACTGATTTTGGAAGATGATTAAATTCTTGTCGAATTAAATGTTCATTTTTCAAAAGAGTATCATAACCATTATAAAATTGATTATTATCGGCTTCCCAAAATAAGCGAATTAAATATTGTGATGGGCGTTTTCGATATTTAGTTGCTTCAATCATTGCCATCACAGCATTACGTATGTTATTATTATCTCCCTTTGATCTAAATTCCATTAAGAATCTGCGTATAGATTCATCTTCATTGTTTGTGGAATTTCGGGGATTGTAATAGCAATCATGAAAAAATGCAGCTAACACTAACGCATCGTAAAATTCATTTGGTAGATTGAACCGATATTTTTCAATATATTTTAAAATATCTATTAAATGTTCAATTGTATGGTATTTTCTGTGAGGTTCACTCCAAGCTTGTTGCAATTTTAAAGAAGAATCAGAATGCAGATATTTATCTAATATTTCTTTATAAACAATAAATGGATTCATTTTAATAAAACATAAAAGTTGGACAAACTATTGCATATTTTGATGTAACAACAAAATCAAATGTATCTCGAGGAGTATAAATTTTGACTAGATAACCACAAATACTATCATTCATATTATAAAATGTATATCTATTCATTTGTTGGCTTGAAGCATGATGTAAATTTCTTTGTAATTCCCTGTCCAAATCAAATCTCTTTTGAAGAATTGATCTTCGAATCGAATCTGGATAATTTAATTTAAAAACACTATCTCTAAATCCCCTAAGACCATCTATTTGTGTTCGAATTAAACGAACTTTATTTTCGTAAAATTCAAGTGAATCAATAATATCTACATAATAAATAGTGTCATAAATAGATACATTATTTATTTTAAAATGATTACGATGTCTGCCCTCTTCAAAGGATTTTATTATTTTTTGCTCTGGAGAAGGGCCACATGAAAATAATATGAGAGATAATATTATTAAAAGTTTTTTCATTCTACGTATAAGTCGGCAAGTAAATTATATTGCCACACTGTTAACCCTAATTTTTTTCGTATTTTACGTATTCTTAAATTATTCAATATTACTGCTGAAAACATTGAACCAACTAATGCTGTTAATATGATAGCATAAAGTATTACTATAGGCAAAATGGCTGCCTTGGGTAATCCTAAAACTGTAGCAAAAAATCCTGAAACAAATAAAATAAGTAAGATAGCAGTTATTATTTTACTTGGTTTCAAATTTTCTTCCGTAGTTCCTTGAGAAAAATATTTGTAAATAAATTTTATCCACTTATTTGGCAAATGCTGATTATAAACCTCAAGAAATTGTTCTTTCGTAATATCTTCCATAGTTATTTTATTTATTTTATTCTTCAATTCATCAAAAGTTTTATCTTCCATTTTTAATCATAAGATTTAGTTATTGAATTCGATATCTCGATTATTTTTTGATATTCTTCAGGAGTCAAACTATTAAATAGATAATAGATAGGATTTACTTTTTGCCCATCCTTTATAACTTCATAATGTAAATGAGGACCTGTAGATATTCCTGTATTTCCAACATATCCAATTATTTCTCCTCTTTTAACTTGCTGTCCAATCTTTGCTTTAAATTTATTCATATGGGCATATAAGGTTCTATATCCATATCCATGATTGATAATCATCACATTTCCATAGCCTTGGGAATCTTTGCTAGTATAAGGAATTGCATATTCAACTACCCCGTCCCCAGTTGAATAAATAGAAGTTCCTGTAGGTGCTGTAAAGTCCAATCCATAGTGGAATTTTTGAATGTTATAAACTGGATGAATTCTCATACCCCATCCTGACGCAGTCCTTTTTAAATCTTTATTATCAATAGGCTGAATAGCAGGCAAATGAGTTAGCATTTCTTGATGTGAATAAGCAGTTTTAACCATTCCATCTAAACGATATAATTCTTTTGCTAATCTTGCGCTTAATTCAGATAGTTTTTGATTTGTTAATTCAACCATTTGACTGTATTTATTTCCTTCTAAATCCTCATAATAAACATCTAATTCTTTTTTTGTTATTGAATTAACATCTAATATGGACTGATAGATTATACTATCATTTTCTTTAATTTGTTCTAATGTAGCTTCAGTTTCAATCATTCTTTTATTTACATTATCAAATTCATATAGTAAATAAGCAACATCTTGTTTTAATATTTTTTCTTTAGGAGTTGTATAAAACGTTGCAATTAAAATAAAAATAATAAGTGCTATGGTTGATTGAAAAAGAAAAAATGGAATGATGAATTTTAATTTAAAAAATTTATACCGTTTATATGAAACAGTATCTTTTTCATATGTATAAAACTTCATCCATAGAAATAATTTTATTATATATCCAAATAAAAAAGGGGCTCAAATTTGAGCCCCTTTTTTATCATCAAATAAAAATTACTCATGCGTAATCTTTATCGTAGAATCTACTTTCACATCTAGTTTTTCCAAGTTTTTAGTACCTTTCTTTTTACCATCTGTCCAAGGATCATTATGTGTTTCACATTGTTCAAGATAATAACTATCAGTATACCAAGAACCATTAGGATAATCCCATGCTTCAATAGCCCATTCTGTAATACGACCCGGCTTCATATGATATGTAGTTGACTGCCCAATTCCTAGCATTCTTTCATCATTATAATCTTGTCCTTGTTGTGTACAATCAACCCATATAACTTGGCTTGTATGATTGGTAACGATTACGGTTCCGAAATTATCCTTTTCACAAGGTTTTTTAGTACAGGAATTTAATCCTATGAACATTAATCCAGCTAATATAACAGCTGAAAATTTTAAAATAGTTTTTGTTTTCATTAATTTATGTTTAAAAATTAGTTTCCGAAAAGTGTAAATCCCAATGTTGCTTCAAATGTCCATGCACCAGCTTCTTCACACCATCCATAACCTCCACCAAGTTTAAAGTTAACTCCTCCGCTGTCATATTTGTAACCAACCATTATGATTGTCATAGGTAAAGTTGCTTCTTCGCCATATCCCCATGAACTTGTTAATTCATATCGGTAGCCCTGAGAAGCAACACCCACTGATGCATAATAAGAATAGCCTTCTTGGTCTGCAGGAAGTGTGTAGTAAGTAAGAGCACCGCCAATTGAACTTATTTTATCACCGCTCAATGGCATTTTACATGGCATCCATCCACCACTTACTCCAAATTTTCAAAATATTTTTATGAATATTTTTATGAGTGGATAATTTTTTTCTTTTTTCTAAATAAATCAAGTGGATTTGTTTTAGAAAATATAAAGTATAACGTAAAGAAACAAGCTGATACAAGGTAAAAAACGGAAATTGAAAGCCAATAATTGCCTGTCAAATCCAGTAAAGCCTTCAATAGCGCATCGTATCCTAATGGATTGAAGAAAGTTCCTAACATTAGAAACACAGTTGCTAATTTTTCTTTTTTTACTATCACCCTCGTCGTCCATATTGTTTATTTTTTTAAACTATCAATTTGGTCTGATAGTTGCTTGATACTTATCCAAGCATAACGAAATGATTGAGCTAACATATATGAAATCCCCAAACAAATCGTCAAACCGGCCATCCATCCCCCAATAGTCATACTAACAAAATAATATATTCCTACACTAATTGCAAATATGACACAGAACAAAATAGCCAACAAATTTTCAAGTTTATCACTCATCTTATTATATATTAAGCGCCCTCAGAAGGATTCGAACCCTCAACCATCTGATCCGAAGTCAGATGCTCTATCCAATTGAGCTATGAAGGCTGTGGTGACCTTAACGGGAGTCGAACCCATAACCTCCTGATTCGTAGTCAGGTGCTCTATCCAATTGAGCTATAAGGCCTTAAATACCATATTCATTTCTCCAAGAATTCTTGAAAGAATTCTTTTCACTTCTTTTCAATGAACGAGATTCTCTTTTAAAGGATTCAACAACTCTTTTTCTATCTTTTGAAGAGTCAAATCCAACTTCCATTATCTCTCTTTTTCGATCTCTTAAATCTTTTCTTTTAGATTTATAGTTCTTCATTCACTTAAAGTTTTTTCAATTCCGCAATCATGTTGCCTTTCATTAGGGGTTCCATTATAAACATAGTCAACATAATGTAATATGCCTGTTGGAGCTGCCATTGGTTGTACTGAAACTAAATCATTTGCAATCAATGATGCAGTTGGACGAAGTATATTTAATTGAGGAAACCCATCAAAAATAAATCGTAACTCTTGTTTTGCTTCCCATTGAAGAACAAGTTCATCAACTGTAGTTGTTGATCTAATAATCAGTTCTTTCATTACCGTATAAATCTCTTACCTTCTGAAGCCATTTCAGTGTTTTTATTTTGAACATGAACACCTCTTGGTTTTCAACTCCTTTACAAACAACTCCTTCTTGTAAATTTAATATATTTTTTTCAATTAACTCTAAATAACTTTGAGAAAAAATTCCAGCAAATACAAGTTTGCATGTATCTAAACCTTCAAATATTTTTATAAAATCAGATGGGGGCAAAATTCCTTTTCGGTCTAAAAACACATCAAAAATTTTGACATCATGTTTTTCACCCCAATCATGCATTCCAGCAAAGCTTTTAGACCCATAAAATTCTCCAAATACAGTAATGTTATCAATGTTTCTAAATGCCTTGTTTTCTAAAAATATTTTATCTAGTTTTTCTGAAAACTTGTTTTTAAATATTTCAATGCCTTCGCAATATGGGTCTTTAATAAATTTTATCCTATCTTGTCTAGTTCCAAATTTACCAAACCCATGTGTAAAGCGGGACTTTTTAGATAATTTTCTATTCCATTCCGCTCTGAAATTAGAACCATCTATTTTGTCAAATGCAAATACATATTTGCCAAAATAATCTTCACCCCACTTTGGTATAGAATTATAAGATTCCATCTACTATTGTGTTAATTTTTTCGGCTTGTTGTATACTGATATTAAATAATCTCTGTATATCGTTTTTTATATGTTTATCGACCTCTTTATTCATTTCTGCTATTAAAACTGATTCCATCTGGGCAACAACATCAATTCCTTGTAAATTACTTAATTCTTCAACTAAAACAGAGTATCTAAAATGATTTTCCCATCTTATATCCCAAGCATCTATGTATTCTTGTGCTGTCATACACAACCTCCACAACAACCCCAAGAAATACCTTCGTTAATAACGCTTAAAGCTTCTTCCTTAGCTTCTTCAGGAAAACCTTCAGGCCATTCACCTACACCCCAAGGACCATCTTCAACATGTTCACTCCAATGATCGTCAAACCATACGCTACCACCGCTTGATAAACAGTGTGATGGAAAAACCCATTCCTTTTCATCAACAGAAATAACTAACTTACCGCTACATAAGTTCGGATATGAACCATCATATGATACTAACTTTACGACCATAATTTTATTCCTAATACTAAAGCTATTGTTATAAATGCTAAAATTTCAACCCACCAAGTTCTATTTGGACATATTCCTTTCTTTGAAAATCTTGTTAAGGCAAGTGGTAAAGCAATTGCTGCAAAAGCAACAGTGATATACCACATATGAAAATCTATTATGATAGATAATTGACTAAAAAGAATGGCTGCTGCTGCTCCAATTATATGAACAGTCTCAGTCATTTTTTCTCGATAAGCGGCTGCCGCACCAACAAAACAAATTCCCGCACCAGCGAAAAACATTAAGGGTGTTGATGCAACAATTATTGCTGGAAAAGCATACCCCCAACACCATAATGTAAATATCAATTTTAGGTTGTTGGGAAGTGAATAATAACTATGGGAAATTGATGGTATCTAGCCCATATCCATGAAATATAACCAACAAATATGGTTAACATTATAATATAAAGTGCTGTCATAAATGAAAATTTAAATTGGTGATTCGGGAGCGACTCGAACGCTCAACCGACAGCTTAGAAGGCTGTTGCTCTATCCATTGAGCTACCGAACCATTATGCTATTCCATTTCTTCTTTCCTTTGCATGTATTGTTTGTACTTAGCTTTCTGTTTTACTTGTCTCTTTTTTACAGAAGGCTTTATGAATTGTTCTCTTTCACGCAATTCACTGGCAATTCCAATCATGTTAAATTTTCTTTTAAATCTCTTAAGGGCTTTGTCAATATTTTCTCCCTCATGCACCTTGATTATTAACATCTTTTGCTATTTTAATTTTTATTTCCTTTCCTTCAGGTTCTGACTTAATATAAAGTAAAATTTCAGTATCTGTAATGCTTTGATATAAAACTCCTTCTTCAGATCCAATGAATTTAGCACCATTTACTTCAACAGCAACTTTTAAATCTTTTTCGAGTGTAAGTTTCATAGATCAATTTCTCCTCTCATAAACTTTTTTAGATCGTGTTTTGTTTTTGTTCGATGATCATAAACTTCATTTCTTACAAAGTTATATGTACGAACTACTTTCTGGTTTTTAATTAATTCACGTCTACGCTCATTTTTTGCTTCTTGAATTTTTTGCTCTTGTAGTTTCTCCACTTTCGCTTTAATTCTTTCTTTAGCAAGTTCAAGATTCTGAATTTTACTACGGGTTTCTTGACACTTCTCTTGTAAACCAGTTGGAATATGAGTTATAATAACGCAAGTTTCCACCTTGTTCTTATGTTGTCCTCCTGGGCCTGACCCCCGAGTGATTCTAATATCTAAATCTTTGTCTTCCATATATCTTATTTATTAAAATAATTCTGTATTATCAAATGGTATAATTAACTTAGGGCTTATATAATAATATCCTATTTTGTAATCCGCATAATTTACGGTTCTACACTGTCAATAAATCTTTTCATCTCTTCCAATTGGAACTAACCAGTAATAATAAAAGGGCTCGTCAGAAATGGCTTCTGGAAGTGACTGTTTAAATTTTGATCTAAGTTCTACAACTATTTGATCTTTAGTTAACTCTATATAATCTCCTCACCCTCCATGAACCACTCTTTCGTAACCCTTAGCAAAAAGAACACCATCCTTAAAATACAGATTTCGATTCATTTACCATACATATGATTGCTGGGTATTTACAAAGTTCATTTTCATCTCCATCATGCCATCTGTCTTTAAAATCTTTAATATTTAAAGACCTTATCTTTCCATAATTCGGATCCATGAATCTCACCTTTTTATCATTTACTTCTAAGACAATTACATAATGTCCGAATTCTGTTATATGTTTCCATTCAACATTCCTTTCTTTTTATGTTGTATACTAACTATTACAGGCCACTTGGTTGTGTAAAATCTTAGTTTTGAAATGTTGCTTCTTTCAGAAATAGTTTTAATTCCGAATTTCTTAAGTATTTTTATTATTTGATCTCCAGAAATCCCTTCATCCGGTTTTGTAGGAGGACTAATAAATCGATATAAATCTAAATAATTAATATCAATTTCAGCATGTCGGAGTATGCACCAAATGACACACACCGAACAATCATGCTTGTTCATTTGTTGTCTAATCGGAAAGCTCATTCCAAATCCAGCTTTAACTAAATAATAAAATACATGTGCTTTTTCTATATTATCATTAAAATCATTATTCTTGTATTTTTGTTTATATATATTAAAAGTTTCTCTACTTACTAAAATATAATTAAAACTATCTATAAATTGGTCTGGTGCATTTTTTATCACTGACCAAAAATTCATTAGATTGCTATCATAATCATTTAAAACTTCCCATTTACTTGGTTCTTTAGAAAATAACATATAAGCACTGCCACCAAATACTTCCACATAACCATCATGCTTGGGAAACATAGGTAAAATAATTCTTGCTAACTTAGATTTTCCACCTACCCATTTAATTGGACTTTTCACACAATCACTCCTTTTTAAATCAAATAACACTTTTATATTAATATTATGCATTAACTAACTTTATATATATGTAATTTCAAACCTTCATTATTAAGTCTTTCCTTGCCTTTTTTATATATATTACTATCTAATTCAATAGCAATACATTCTCTTTTATTTTTTATCGCTGCAACTAATGTACTACCTACTCCTGCAAACATATCAAGAATTATATCTCCTTCATTAGTGGATTTTAGTATTAAAAATTCTAATAAACCTATAGGTTTTTGATGTGGATGAATTAATTTTTGTGCAGGTACTTTTGAATATGTAAGTATATCATCGTGTCTTTGTTTTCCATTAATCTTATTTAAATCACGTCTACCTTTCATTCCATATATAATACATTCATATCTATTACCATAAGCACCTGTCAAATCACCACTACCATGATTGCCTTTATCCCATATAAGAATATTCTTAATATTATAATAATTTCTTAACATAGGAAGGTGTTCTTCTAATTTATCCCATCTTGTAAACCAGTAAATATGCGAATTATTTTTTAAACACTGATATGATAAATCAATTGCTTGTTTTAGTAATTCTTGGTTATTGTTGTCATTTATTATACCTTTTTTAGTAATAGAATTTTTTTTATCTTTTCTTCTATTGCTATGATGATTGATACCATAAGGTGGGTCAACAATTATACAATCAACCATTTCATTATTTTGAATCATTTTTTGCATTATAAATAAACAATTTGCATTTATGTATAAACTATTATTTATTTTTATATGTTCCATATAATTCCTCACTTTTATATTAATATTTTCAATCAAATCGCAGTTTTATTCAAAAATTATGCAATTAACTTATATTTATCTTGCAAATTATTGTCTATAATATGTTGATTTATCCTGTTTTTTGCAATATTATAATATTTTTGATTCAGTTCAAAACCTATAAAATTGCGATTTGTATTTATGCACGCTATAAATGTACTTCCGCTTCCAAAACAATTATCTAAAATTAATTCATTTTCGTTTGTGTATGTTTTAATAAAATATTCACACAATTTAACTGGTTTTTGCGTTGGATGCAAGCCTCTTTCTACTTCACAAAATTGCCAATCATGCTTGTTCATTTGTTGTCTAATCGGAAAGCTCATTCCTTTCATATGGTGGAAGATGAGGGATTCGAACCCACGACCCCTTGCTTGTAAGGCAAATGCTCTGAACCAACTGAGCTAATCTTCCTTAAAGGATTTCATGCCCGCACTTTGATAATAGCCCTCAAATCAGGGAACAAACCTCCCTCGGCATAGGCATCCAGTGAGCGAAAGACGAGGTTCGAACTCGCGACCCCGACCTTGGCAAGGTCGTGCTCTACCAACTGAGCTACTTTCGCAAATTTTAGAGCTCCTAATGGGATTCGAACCCATATCTCCGGCCTTAAAAACTAATGCCGGTATCTTTCCTTTTTTAAGTAAGATAAGAGCGTTTGTGACCCCGGAGAGACTCGAACTCTCGACTCCAACATTAAAAGTGTTGTACTCTACCAACTGAGTTACGAGGTCAATGGCGGCGAGAATAGGATTTGAACCTATGATCTTCAAGTTATGAGCTTGACGTTTTTCCGATGAAACCCCCATAATTACTACATCGAAATGAGAAAGCCAATAAGAGTCATTTTTTCTAAACTTTCTCGCCATTTGTAGCGGAGGAGGGATTCGAACCCCCGACCTAGAGGTTATGAGCCTCTCGAGCTACCGCTGCCCCACCCCGCAGTTTTAAAATATGATGTAATGTTATCACATCGTCATCTTCTGAAATTTCTTCCTGTATTCTTTTTGCTGATTCCAAACCTAATTGACAAGCCTGTAAATCTATTTCTAAATATTTTACTCGTTTTTCTGTTCGTTTTATAAAGTTCTGCATCGCCTGGTACTTGGTTGGAAATGCAAATCTTCTTAATCCATCTTTAGATACCCATTTTTTCTCACTTCCAAAATACTGGTGTACCCAATATCCTTGCTTTGTTTCTCGTATAACTTCGTAATCTTGTAATTCAACATGAGGAATTGCTCCGTGATGCCAAGATGTAACGCTGTATCGGTAAAGTTTCATAATGATATTTTGTTATTCTTAGCAAATTCTTCAATATTCTTTTTCAAACTATAGAGCATTTGGCTCTTTGATAATTTACTTCTGGTTTTGAAGTTCATTTCCTCCTGAATGCTTGAATAAATTGAACGAAGAAATTCAATTAACTCTACCTCTTTGCTGTAATTCATTTCAAACGTAAGATCAATCAATTTTGATTTCAACTCTTCGTTTTCTTCCTTTAATCTTTCGATAATTTGTAATAATTCATCCATTGTTTGAAAATTTGCGGGGATAGAGAATTTCGAAATCCCGACCCTTTGCTTAACAGGCAAGCGCTCTACCTCTGAGCTATATCCCCATGTGGCTAATTTAATAAGCTAATATAAGCAAAAAAATTGATCTGAGAAAATTGAAAAGAGCTTTTTTTCATAGCCAGTTTTTGGCGGCCACGATTGGATTCGAACCAATGTTTACCACGATGAAACTCTATTCTTACTACAGATTCTATGGCAGTGCGTACGAGACTCGAACTCGCGACCCTCAGAGTGACAGTCTGATATTCTAACCAACTGAACTAACGCACTATTTGTGGACGATATGGGGATCGAACCCATGATAACCAACTGGGTGGGGCCGGCAACCAACCACCACGTATCGCCCTTGGAGCCGGCACTGCGATAAAACAGTGTATCATCCGGCATTTGTGCCTCCGAAGGGACTCGAACCCTTAACCTTCTCCTTAAGAGGGAGTAGCGCTACGCAATTGCGCCACGAAGGCGTTAATTTTCTATGAAACCCGTCGTCACGGTTACTATGAAAATCTAACAGTCTGTCGTAGTGGACCGTAAGGGATTCCAACCCTTGACCTCCTGGGTGCAAATCAGGCGCTCTAGGCAACTGAGCTAACAGCCCGAATTTCCTATAGGCATTAACCGCCGTCTCTATGCGCGGTATCTTTCCATTTTAAGAGTCTCCTATAGAAAAAATTTACTATCTAAATATTCGTGCAAAGATATTCCAAACTCTTTATATCTTTTATCGTTTCCAACTATTATAATTAAATTAAGATTATTATTTGCTTTTGCATTTTCCATTTTCCATTCCATTTCGGAAGTTACCCACCCTTTATATTCAATGTATTCATTATCATTTATTACAAAATCCGGGTAATATTTTCTTTGTTTACCGTCCCGTGTTAAATATGGAAAACCTTTTCTATTTCTATTCCAGTTTAATTTTTTTTCATCAAGTACTTTAGCTACTTCAATTTCTTCTTTATTCAAAGACATTTTATATCCTAACCAATTTGTATAAGAAATTTGTTTTGACTTTCCACCCCCAGGTCTAAGACCTCCCATTCTTGAAGTATCTTTGATATTGTGTTTTTTTCCTTTATTGTTTAAAGCAGTAGCCTTATGAGAACATTCTTTTGAACAAGTTTTTTTACCAAATTTTTCATCAGCTTTAAAATTATTTCCACAAATAGGGCAAACTTTATTTTCTAATTTAACTAATCTACCTGAAGTACAAAAACCTATTTTTTCTCCGTTAGATATTTTTTGTTTTATTTTTTCACTAACTTTTTTATTTATCTGCTCTCTTTTATTTTTTGTACTAAATCCTCTGGCACATTTAGAAGAGCAAAATCTCCCTGAACCATATTTTTCATAAACTTCTTTGCCACAATTTTCACAAAAATAGTGATGTTTTTTAATTTCATGAGTTTTTAGATGCTTATTATAATTGGCTTTAGAAATTTCTTTATCGCAAATTCTACATTTAATTTTTTCATTCATCTTTTGTGTTCCATACTGATGAATACATTCTTGAGAACAAAATCTATTACTTTTAATTTTAAAATTTTTCGAACCACAAATTATACAAACGCTATCCATTTTTTATTTTATATATTCAAGCAGGATAAAAGTTTTTGAACTCTAATATAAAGTTTTGATTAGCAGGTCGTGGAAGATTCGAACTCCCATGGAATACTCCAACCTCGGTTTTGGAGACCGGTGCCTTACCATTGAGGCTAACGACCTAAAATGCCGAGTTTTATTATAGTCCGTCCACCCGGCGTAGGACTTATTGGAGCATTAGCGGACTTTAACCGGTATCTTCTCTACAATGAGTCGACTTTTTGTAGAGCTGTTTTTGCTGTTAAACAGCTATCTGCGTTAGCGGTCCCTAAGGGATTCGAACCCTCCTGTTGTTCCGGCGTGACAGGCCGGCAGCCACTCCTAGCAGCTCCAGAGACCATTTAATTACTGAGAAAATTTGGAGGGTAACAGGCGGATTTGAACCGCAACCATTGTTTAAAAGACAATTGCTAAACCATTTAGCACGAAGTAACCCATTCCTGTCACTACAGCAATTAGAGCGGGTGATGAGAATCGAACTCACGTCAGAAGCTTGGAAGGCTCCTGCACTACCACTGTGCTACACCCGCGAAAGAAAGCAATATGTCAAAGAACTTAAAATAAAAACGGGAACCTTTAGAGTTCCCGTTGATTTATTCTTAATTGTTGTTGTTTCACCAATCAATTATATCCTCAACGGGACGCATAACTCCTCTACGACCTTTGTTATCATCATTGGCCACCCAATTCGCTACGACTATATTTAAACCTTGTTTCTGCATCAGTTGATTTTTTCTATATATTATGAACTCGTTTGAAAAAGTTTTAATTTAGTGCAAAAATTTACTAAATCTGTTGCAATTATAACACATATTTTTGAAATAAAAAAATTTTTGAGTACTTTTTTCAAAAAAAAATGGAGACCTTTGTGATCTCCATCTTCTTTAATTGTCTCAAACTATTTATTTTTAAATAGATAATCAACTTCTTCAGGAGTAATGGCTGCATTGTAAATTTTTATTTTGCTCATAATACCATTATACTCGTAATTGGTATTTGAACAAGCACCTCCCAAATAAATTTTATTTATATTCAAATTTATTGAAGATGCAACTTCATTGATTAAAACATTATCGATATACATTTTCATTTTGGAACCATCAAATAAAACTACTATGTGATGAAGCCCACTCCAAGCAGTTGTACTAGTTAAACGAATTTCGTCTTTTGTAAAGGAATTAGCCTTAGCTCTTCCATATGCAATCCAATTTGTATTTATGTCAATCCAAGTATCAGATGTAAGAGATGGCTGAGACGTATTTGTAGAAGAAAGTAATCTGGCTGTTGTAATTGCAGTATTTTTATTAGGTGACGTCGTATTAGTAGTATTGTACCAAAATGATATAGTAAATTTTTCGGTTCCATTTAAAAGATTTGCATAAGCAGAAACTTCAGTTGAAATAGCTTCTTTATTATAACTGCTTGAAGTAAAATCAATTAAATCTTTAGTATAAACGGGGACCCTTGGAGGCTGCGTAATGGTAATGGATTTAGTACCTGTTTGCTGTTTATTATCAGTAACCACTACATCATAACTTCCTGCTATAAGACCTGTAAATATACCAGTTGTATTAGTTGTCTGACCAACAGTATAGGTATATGGCGCCATACCAGACGAGACTGTTACAGTTATTTTTCCGTCTGATAATCCCCAAGCAGAAACGTTTGTTGCTGAAAGTGTAAAAGATAAAGGAGTAATTGTGGGTTGAGTTACTTGAGCTGACTTAGTTAAAGTTTTCTGTTTACTATCTGTCACAGTAACGTTATATGTTCCAGCTACAAGTCCTGAAAAAACGTTCGAAGATTGTGAAGGATTGGTTCCCAATTGATAGGAATAAGGAGGATTTCCAGTAGTAATATTTACCGTTATTTTTCCATCATTACCATCAAATATGGAAACATTAGTCACTGCCAATGTAAATTCTAAATTGGCGGGGGCAGGAGGAGGGGTGGGTGTAGTATCTTCAATCTTCTCACAAGAGAGAAGTAATGTGATACTGATCATGAATAAAAATGCAAACTTTTTCATAGTGTATGTTTTTTAATTACATAGCAAATATAATACTTTTCTATGACAGTAAAAAATTTTTTAACATTTTTTAACATTTTTATTCATCTTTTATCCACGCCGCTTCAATATTCATATCCCTTTTTAATTTTGCTATGTACTTCCAAGGATCCGTAATATCGTGATGTTCAACTACTTTGCCACCTTTTTCGCGTACACAAACGGTATATTTTTCCGATAAAAAGGTTTTTGATGAAAACCCACCGCGAATATTAAAATCTTTAAAGAAATCTTTGTTGCCCATTTTTTATTTTATTATAAAAAAATAAAGGGACAAAGTTTTATTTTTGTCCCTTCTAAATTTTCCGAGAATTAATAGTAGGTGCATTTGAATGGTTGTCTCCATTGATTTCCATACTTTTCGAAATATTTTAGTACGCAAATAGGCGCCTAAAAACCGAGAACTTTCGTTCGTCGAACCATGTAGGAATTTCTAAAGTACTTTAGGAAATCTTCGTTTACATAGAATTGATTATTGATCATTTTTGGCGCGAGGCCAGCTTTCTTAGACGAAGTATCACCTAACTTTACTACGGTATAAAAATCTTATTTCTGAGAAATATTGTTACTGCGTGTTTTTAAGAGTTCCTATCTCTTGAAATTTTAAGTTTTTCAAAACTTCTTAGGTACAAGATTTATGTGTTCGTCTTGCCAGCCATCCTAAGTTCCTGCCTTATTGAATCGAAATTCTCATGCCCTTAGCGGGGTTTTCAACATAACTGAATTTTAGTAATTGATTTATTGTACGAAGTATCGCAATAACTAACTACAGAAAAATCAAAGAACCTTTACATATTATATATGAAGATATTGAAAAGTTTTAAAATATAGTTAATGCAGAAAAATTATTTTCCGTAAATTACTCTTTGAATTAATTCAGTTAAATAATCTTCAATTTCAGCATCTGAAAATTTTTCATCAGATAATTCCATATGTATCATACGAGCATATGATCGGAACTGTTTCTTTAAATAAGGAGGACACGAGTCATCTGCATTAACAAAACTAAGATCTGAATAAACTTCGTTTAATTCAGGATAAAATTCTTCTTTTTTCGTTTCCATAATTACCTGATCTAATGGAATCCATGCACTATTTTCTTTAGCCATCCACCAAAATCCATCTTTCCACATGTAATTATATTCTTGAAAATATTGTTTTATGTCATTAGACTTAGATACATGAAAAATATTCTTTGGTTCTCCTCTCCAAATATGATATGATTGTGGGGCTGTTTCTTCAACTGTTGGAGCTAATGACGATATTCCGCCTAAAGAAATTAATTCTCTAATTTTTTCATCTGTGTCATAATTATCCTTTAAAATCATACCTACATAATCTGGATAACCATCATGATGGCAATATATTCCATCACTTGAACCATCTTCGTTTTTAATCCAAATAGTACTACGAGTAGCCATTAAATTATTTTTTATTTTATATATTCAATTTGGAAGGTAAACAATGGTTACGTCCATATCAGTTAGAGTTTCACTTATAATGTTTTTTATTTTATCCCAATCACCACCTGCTAGTCCTGCCCCAATTTTAGGTAAACCAATACGATATCTCGGATAAAGATCATTTAATTTTTTAAATACATTTGTAACTGCATTATAATCTACATAGATTACATTTTCTTCTCGACCGTAATTATATTGTGTATACGCATTTATTATTCTAAAAGCAACTTCGTCACCAACAACATCATAATATGTAAATGCTCCTAATTTATTTCGGTCGCCTTTAATAGTTTTACAATCAGCTGCATAAGCTCCGGGAAATTCTTGACGAATTTCTTTAGCAATTCCTGACCCCATAGTGCAAAAACAATTACAGCCATGAACAATCATATCAAAATGACCCTCTTTAGCCAATGTTATCAAATTTCCGGTAATTTCTTTCATTTAAATCTATTAGCCAAGTTATAAAAATCTTTTTGAATATTTTCTCGAATGTAAACTAAATGATAAGACCCTTTGCGCAAAATATATTTTGTATTTGTTTTTTGCCTAAAACGATCAGGTAAAGTTTCAAAAGCTAATAGCATTTTGGATTTTTGTTGATGACTATATCCTAATGATGTAAAAACTCGGTCATAATATCGATACCTTTTATAATTTTTCATGTATCTGTAATATCGATATTTTAAATATCTAGTTCCATCAATCATCAATGCTGCCGGAAGAACACTAGTTAAAATAGATAACCCAGTAAAAGCAACAGGCAAAGATATTAAAATAGTTATAGGTTTTAATATTTTGTTATCCGAAATGATTTGATCAACCTTTATAAGATCTCCGTTTATAATTAAATTAGTGTACTTCATTTATTTTATTAAAAACCTCAATCAAATCAAATAAGCTTTCTCCGTTTAATAAAAATAAATTTCTCGGATCTGTAGCTTTTGCTGTTCCTTGTACAATTCCATTAACAACGTAATTGACGAATATGTAACGGGATTGTGCAGACTTAATAATTCCATACTCGCAACTTGGATGATTAAAATTTGGTTTACCATCCTCAAATGCATGATTTGGAACATATATAACACTATCACCCGGCCCTACAGATTCACCCCATGTATTTGCCATTATAAACATCTGTTTTTTCTTCTTCTGAAGATTTAGTTTTATCAAATGGTTTCTTATCCCAAAAGCTTTGTTTTTTGTCATCTGTTTGCATATGTTTTTATTTTAGATTACTGATCGTCCTTTTTGGTTTTCCCATTCTCTATTTTTTCGTATTTTGTCATTCTTTTTAAGAACTGCATTGAGAAGAGTAGTGTCAACTCCATTTTGATTTGCTAAGTATTTTATTGCATTAGTGTCTTTTGGAAAACAATGACCGCCAAAACCAAAATCACCATCTGGCCCAGGAACTTTCCAGTGAGATTCACCTAATCTTGTGTCAAGTTTAGCAGCCTTATAAACTCTTTCGTAATCAATTCCTAATGCATTGCAAATTTCATACATTTCATTAGCAAAGATAACCTTTGTAGATAAAAATGTGTTGGTCATATACTTAACCATTTCTGCCTCTTGCGAAGTCATTTTTACAATAGGAATAAATGGAAACGATTTTTTGTATAAATCAGAAACTATATTTAGAGCCTCTTCATTATTTCCTCCTAAAATAATGCGATTCTGATTTTTAAAATCATTTACTGCATTAGCTTCTGTTAAGAATTCAGGATTGAAAACAAAATGAAACATCATATATTTGTTTTGAAGCATTTCAGTCGTTCCGGGAGGAATGGTTGTCTTTAGAATTAATATCTTATCCTTAAAATAGTCATCTGAAATTACTATCTTTGAAATATCATCTACAACTTGCTCTAACAAACCTGTATAGCACTTTCCATCCTTTTGCATTGGGGTTGGAATACAAACGAATATCACATTTGTTTGTTTAACCATTTCTTCCAATGATTTGCACATAGAAAGTCGTGGTTGAATGTCGAATGTTAACAAATTAGGATAGTCTTTAATCATTCCTTCTTTAATTGAATTGCCAACAAATCCTTGTCCAACAATTCCTATTCTTTTTTCGCTTAACATAATGTATTTTTTCATATTATATGCTAAACGGTGTCAAGCGTTTTACAAAAGTTGAAAATTTCCTGTAATTTTGTCAATTTTTTCTGGCAAATCAGGACCTATTGCAGCAGCAGTAATTGTAACTTGCCCTCCAAATTCAGTCAATCCAGCATCTTCAATTAATGAACATGGGATTCCTTGCTTTTTAGCTTCGTTGTACGCTGTTATCATTTCATTTAAATTTCAGCACCCACAACAATCTTCTTAAAGATTCCATTAAGCCATTTATTAAGGGGAGAATCAACAACGACGGTTAGTTTGTTTTCTTTTATAAAATCATTGTGATCTCCAGAAAACCAAACTCCTGATTGCTGCATCATGTCAGATATGACTTTCATAGAAGCATGAGCTCCTTGAGCAATCATTTTTCCTTTCCTCATATTAAGGTCTTTTCGTATTATGATGACCTGTTTGGGTGAATCTTCCTTATACATTATCCAAATATAATTTGGTTGAACAATGCATATTGAATTATGCAATCAGCATCATCTGCATCGCAATCTTCAACTACTTGATCCGGATCTACATTCCTTTCTTCACAGAATTTTTTAAAACCCTGTGCGTGTATATAATAAAAATCCTTCTGATACTCTTAATTCGAATTTAATTTCATAACTAATGGGAATTTTGTGTTCATGACAATAATCCCACAATAATATCTCCTTCAACATACATTTCGTGTCCACAAGAACATGTTGTATTAAAACCATTATCTCGTAATGTTTTTACAACTCCTCTAATAGGTTCTTCAATATGTTCTTCATACCGATCCATTATCCACTACTATCTACATTTGATGCAACAAGTACAGGTCTTTGATAATTGTTTATTTGATAAGTAATTTCTCCCCATGATGCATATCCTTTTTCCCCTCTATGAATTTTTAATTCCCGAACACGATTATTTATAAAAAAATCTATTGTTTCCCAAATAGTTAATTCACTTGGGTATAAATTAGTAATATCTTGTCCGATAGTAATATATACATTTGGTCGATTTCTTAATTCTGGCATTTTATTATAAATAGCTTCACTCCCCTCTCCGTATCCATATAAACTTAAACTTTGATCATTATTTATAATAAATGATACAAATCCTTTCCCGATTCGTAATTGACTGTATCTGATTGATATAATCTACACCAATGAAGATACGCATTATTTGTATTGATGATGATATTTAAAACATCATTCAATGACATCTTCGTTATATCGAAGACCATTTCAACATCATTAAATAATATTAAAAATCTAGTCATTTCTTTGGTTTATGTTTTTTTACTCTCTTAGGAATTACTTCTTTATATTCTCTTGTAACTGGTTCAATGATACCTGCAAGACGATCAAATAGTTCCTTATCTGTTAGTTTCTTTTTCATAATTAGAATATCAAGCTTCCTTCATCATCCCAACGAGCATAAAGTTTTCCATTTTCACGAAGAATGACATATTTTAGTGCTGCATCATTTTCTTTTGACATGCAATCATCGTCTATAACAGTACTCATTCCGTTTATTGAATATACTGATGCGCCAAATGGAAGATGATAAAGAAGTGTTCCCTTGCCTTTTTTTCCTTTTATGAATTCTCGTACCTCATCAAGGATTTTAACACATGCATTTTCTTTTACCCATTGTGACTGTTCCGAATTATCATCCGAAGAATACAACTTACGAAATGTTACCTGATCAGCTCCAAGATATTTACATCTGTTTATTAAATCTTGTGGTGTTGCATCATCATAATATTTCGTCATGTTCAACGAAAGACGAAGATTAAATCCTTCATTTTTGATGATGTTACAACGCTCTTTTAAATCGAATCTTAATGAAGGAGGTACCGAGATGATTTCCATGTTGAAATCATCATAGATATCGGAAACTGAAAGCGAAATTGTATTTACACCCAGGCTTTTAAGATGTTGAATATTATCTGCAGCAGTCAAAAGAACACCAGTTGTTTGGAATTCTACATTAGGAAATGGATGTTCAAGCTCGCTGAAAATTTCAGATAAAAGATACAGGAAATTCTTATTTTGTAGAGCTTCGCCAGTTCCTGTGATGATACAGGTATTTACACCGTTCATCACAGCCCACTTTATTCTCTTTTGGATTTGGAACTTGTTAAAAATTCTTTCGTAATCATTGGTGTGCATTCTGGATACGCAAAATTTGCAACTATTGACGCATCCTTTAGTCGGAACGACTATTGAAATTGATTGTATATTCATAGCAATAAGTTTAATTACTTTTACCTTGCTAATATAACAAATAAAAATGATATAAAAAATTATCTTATAGTTTTTTTCCTTGTAAATCTAACGAACTCCAACTATCATCCCTGTTATCTGTTGGAAGATCGCTCCATCCTCTTTGATCAATTATTTTGTCATAATACATTTTTTCTTTCAAACTTTGTATAGATTGGCCTTTTCGAAGTTCTTCCTCTAGTTCTTTTTCAAGTTCTTCTATTTCATTATTGTCTATTTCTTCTTCATCCTCTTCCCCTTGACGAACAATTCCTATCTTTGGTTTTTGAATATTTTTTGCTTTGATGATAAATTGTTTCAAAAAATTTTTCTCTTCGAGGGTTCTTTCAGAATTTTTCTTTTGAAGAATTTCTTTGACTTTTTTCCTTTTATTTTTTGGAACTTTAAATGCCTCTATGAAGCTTTCAACGTGCCCTTTTATTTCTTCTTCATCATCTTTTAGATAATCATTACGAGGATTTTCATCATAACGACGCAATATATCTTCTAATAAAGAAGGCTCCCCACATTCCTCTTCTTCCTCGCATTCCTCTTCTTCTTCACATTCCTCTTCCTCTTCGTATGAGTCTTCTTCCTTTTTATAAATTGGATAGTGTTCTATCCACCAATTTGAACCCGACGTATCCCAAAGAGTAGATGACATCTTATTTTTTCTTTTTGTCGATTAACTTTTGCAAACGATCGGCTTCTTGATAATCCTCATTATCAATAGCCTCTTTCTTTTGTTTTTCTAATTCCTTTAAAGGAACATTCTCATCAAAATCTTCTAAACCTAAAGATTCAGGTTCGATATAATAATCCCACCCCTCCTCAAAAAGTTCAAGTTCAAGATGCATTATCGAAGATTCTCCAGAACCACCACTTAACATGCTAAAGAATGACATGAGCTCTTTAGCCTGTTCTGATATTATTCTCTTTAAATAAATGCATCCATTAGCAATGCCAACAAATATAAATGGTGTGCCTATATAATTTCTATCGACGAATTCTTCTTCACCCATTTTTACAACGGGTTTTGATGGTTTGATACGAGTAATTTTATCTCCCTTTTTAAACTCGTAAATACTTTTTGGTGTTTGTTTCATAATGTTATGATGATTACATGAGTTCATACATTTCCATTTCCCAGCTTTCGATAAATTTTACTCCAGCCTCTTGAAATTTTTTAAGTGTATCATTTATATCGTTATTAATTGGTCTTGTTCCATCTTCAATAACGACTGTGTCAAATCCTTCCATTGTGGCATCAACTGCTGTATCAGCAACACAAAAATCTAATGCAAGCCCTACAATATAAACTCTTTCTATTTCTCTTTCATTTAAAAATTGAGCTAGCTCCGTTCCGCCAAATCCACTATATGGATGATATTCCTTTTCGGTTCCCTTTTTAAAGAAATAGAAATCTTTTTTGCACTTAGCGATGTCTAAACTGGGGTGTAACTCTGCTCCAGGAGTTTCAGCCACACAATGATCCGGCCAAAGAGCATCTTCGTTTCCATCTGGATTTATATACTTATCAAATGGGAGTAATCCTTCGTGTTGAGAAGCAAACGCCTTCATTTCAGGATTATGCCAATCCATTGTGAATATAACTAAATCAAATTTTGGTAGTAATTCATTTATTAATGGAATTATTTGATCTCCTTCTGGAACTGCTAGTGAACCTCCTGGACAAAAATCATTTTGTACGTCAACGACTATAAGTGCCTTTTTCATATAAATTTTTAATATTATACAATTTATAACTGAGTAAGTTTTCTTACAAAACACCTTTAAATAAATCAAATCTTGAAATATTATGGGGATTGTCTCGTTTAAATCTAGTTCTTATATGACGTATAATTACAGGACTATTAAAATCTGTATATTCGAAAATTCCATCCTGCCCATGAACAGCATATTCCATTTCATAATTCTGTAATATTTCATCTACTTTTTTATAACCATCTCGGGAAGTCCCTTCCCAACCGGGCAAAATCTGGTCTAAATCAGTATTTGTGATTCCGAGCCCGTCTGTTGCCTGACACTCAATACAAGAATTTAATGCATCAGCAGCCTCTTCCTTCAATTCGTTTTTTACTAACCATTCACCTAAATCATAGACTTCTGATTTCCAAAGATTCTGTATCATTCCATAATCCCCAACATCTCCATGAAGAGTCCAAAAACCCAGGAGATATTCTGTTTGATTGTCTGTAGACAATACTAACCCATGGTGTAATTGTGCCAAATCATAAAGATAAATCATTCTAAGGCGTGCTTTAATATTGCCCTGACGAAATTTCCTTGTTGTATCTTCATCATCTACATCCCAACCTTCAATATCTAAATGACTCCATATACTCTGAAAATCTTCATCCAATAAATAAACTTCATCAAAATCATGGCAAAAATTTGTACCTATTTCAAATGCTCTGTCTTTTTCTTCTTCTTTGTTTCCAGATATTGGAATGCTTCTTCCATAAAGTGGACTTTCCAATTCATCACAAACAGGTTTCGCAAGAGCAGCGCATACGCAACTATCCATTCCTCCGGAGACTCCAAGAACAAGCGCTTTAATATCATGTACCTGTATATATTTTTTTAATTGCTCTCGTATTTTTGAGACTACTAGTTCGTAATTCATGATTCTTGTTTTTTAAGCCATTTGTTTAATATCGGGTCTATAACCATTTCGTTTGTAATTTTACACCAAAGCTCATTATTCAAAGTTGCTTTGTCATAAGGTACAACGTAATAAATCTTTTTTATTCCTGCAGCTATAATGTTCTTAAGGCACTCATCGCATGGTTGAAGAATCGTATAAAGTTCAGCGCCTTCAATGCCTATGTCGTTTTTAGCTGCAAAAGCTATAGCGTTCATTTCGGCATGAACTTCATAGATTCTTGACCATGCGTGATGTTTTTCTCTATCTGTTTCAGGATTGTAATCAGGAAATTGGTCGCAACAATTCTTATAACCGGGAGGTGTTCCGTTTATGCCAGTTGATATGATGCGTTTATCTTTTGCGATAACACATCCTACCTGTTTAGATACGCACTTGGATTCCTGACCAAGTAAGTAAGCTGTTTTAAGAAAAAATCGTTTCATCATATTTTATAGATTAATACAAATATAATAAAAAATATGATACGGTGTTCAAAAAAGTGTTAATTTTTTTATAAAAATAACAAAGGGAAGAATTTCTTCTTCCCTTCAATTCCTTTATTTCAAAATGCGCCCTTTCGAGTATTAGATTTCAATCAATTTAACACAGTATCTAATAAACCTTTTAGATTTTCATTATCGCTATTTACAGTTTTAAGGTTATTATTTTTGTCTATATAATATTTTCTTGTAATTTCTTGTTTTTGTTTTAAAAATGGGTTTATTTTCGTAAATCTACATTCTACTTCTCTAACATATACATAATCTTTATTATTTAGATAATATTGATATTTGTCTAACATTGATTTCAATGTATCAATAGACTTTAAATAATTTTTAAATATTATTACATACATGGATGTTTTACTATTTTTATAAATATCATACCACAATAAAAAGTCTCTTTCTTTTAATGCTTCTTCTTTTCTTTCATATGCTTCAAAATCATTTAGATTTTTTTTCATTAAGGGCTTTATAGAATCTAAATATGCGATACACTTTTTAAACTCTATAGTATCAAGTGCCGGCTGACCATAATATTTTCGAATTTTATTATAGCCGATATATCCTGTAAAACCTTCAATAGGATCATAATTAGACGCAACGTCGGCACTATATTCAATTAAGATATTTTTTTCATAAATCTCTGCAGAATCTAAACCAGTGATTTCATCTATTATTTTAAAATCTAAACATTTAAATTTAAGATCCATTTTTACTTCATCTGAAATTGTACTTTCATAATTTTTAATAAGATTTATATAATCTTTATTAGGGTTGCATGATATTAATAAAGTGATCCCTAAGAATAATAAAATTTTTTTCATTTCTTGAAATTTTTTGTTAATAAAATTTAATTAAATAGTTGAACAAATATAATAATTATATCTGAAATAAAGAAATATGTTTTGTTAAATATTTGTTAAATTTTTATACATCACTTCAAGAGCAAGTTCTTATGAATATATAAATAAAAGCGCTAATGGAAAAAAAGTATTATTTTGTTTACATTACAACTAATTTGTTAAACGGAAAGCAGTATATAGGTGATCACTCAACTAATAATTTAAATGATAATTATTTAGGAAGTGGACGCCCTTATTTCCAAAATGCACTTAATGAATATGGATTACAAAACTTTAAACGTGAAATACTTGAATTTTTTAATACTAAAGAAGAAGCTTTTAATGCGCAGGAAAAATATATTCAAGAATATAATACACTATATCCTAATGGCTATAATTTAAGTCCAATTGGAGGCGTAGGTTTTGTTGGATGTTTTTCTGAAGAAACTAAAGAAAAAATGAGTAAATCCCGAAAAGGAAATAAAAATGGAATGTTTAATAAAAAACACACCGAAGAAGCTAAAAGAAAACAAAGTAATGCAAGAAAAGGAAAAGACCCTTGGAATAAGGGCAAAACAAAAATTTATAAAGAAGAAACTATTCAAAAATTAAAAAATATTTCTCATAAAGGAGAAAAAAATCCTATGTTTTCAAAACATCATAAAAAAGAATCTTTATTAAAAATGTCTAATACAAAAAAAGGAAAAAAACAAATCCAAGTGCAATGCCCGTATTGTAATAAAATTGGTGGCATTGCTGGTATGAAACATTATCACTTCGAAAATTGCAAAAATAAAGAGGGGAATTAACCCCCCTTTTTAAATTTCAATTTTATTAATTTGTTCGATAACTTGATCAATATTTATTTCGGCAGTTGTTGCTTTCATGTAAATATCTTGTGTATATCCAAATAAACGATAAGTTTTATCATTTTCTTTAATATTAACAGTAGGCCCGTATCCACAAATATTAACAATGTAAAGATATGGAGTACCATATTTATTGCAATATTCCTTGTATGAGTTAAGAGCATTATCATGTGATTGTTCGTCTGAAATGATAATAATTCTTTCATATCCTCCTTGTCTTAAGAGTTCAGGAAAAATAGTACCCCATACAGTTCCACCGTGCATAGCGCTACTAAGTATTGATTTCTTTATAGTGTTAACACTGTCAGTAGGATTAAATGTACACATACGGCATGAATTTGCGAATGTATAAACATCTGCGTTTAAACCTTTTGCAAAAGTTGCACCAATTAATGCTGCCTTATCAAGTGCACTAGCGATACCTCTTTTGTGTTCTTCTAAAGAAATCTGTGTTGACATAGATCCAGACGAATCATATACTACGGCTGTTTTACGTTCAGGCATAAGTTCTTTTAAGTTAGGAATTGAACGTTCATACGCAGTATTAAGAGCTATTAGTACTTTTCCCAACTGTGTTGGACGAAATTCGCTCTGAAGAACTTCGTTACATAAATCTATTTGGTGTGGCCATACAAGTGACTTACGGATGAAATCCTTGTTCACAAGTAGCTCACAAGCCTTATCAAGAAGTTCTGAGTTATCAGTCTTGATTATGTTTCTAAGGTTACGAAGAAGAGCAAGGTAACCAATCTTCTTGGTCTTGATAAGTTCTTCGTAGTTTTCAGTCTTCTTTTCAACAAGTAGCTTTTCAGCTTCTTCCTTAGTAACTTCACCGGACTTAACAAGTTCAGCCACTTCCTGTCCTGCTTCAGTGTTCTTATCTTCAACAGTGTTGAACTGCTTTAGAATTCCAAGAACAAGAGCACGAAGGGCAGGAATTTCCATAACAGTTTCATCAGCCTTTAGCTGTGAAAAGTCGTATTCCTTTTCAAACTTGGTTCCAGCAACGGCCTTCTTAAATTCATCAAGCGAAACCTTAATTGTTCCATTTCTCTTGGAAGGAACAGGGTGAACAAGGTTTACTATGTCAACAAGACTAACTGCGTTTCCCTTTAGCTGGTACTTTGCAAGTTCATATGTATCAGCATCTTCGATAGCAGCCTTGAATCCAAGCTTCATAGCTCTAGGCATAGTCCACTTGTCTTCATCCTTAATCTTGTTCTTTGCCATGTAGCAAGCAAGAATTTCGGCCATGTCATCAAGACGATAAACAATACCTCCGCGGTTTGCCTTACGGTCACGCTTAGTGAAGAATCTCTTACCAAGCTCATCTCCTGAAAGATGTGGTAAAAGGTCTACAGCACCGAGGTGAGTTACGGTTCTCTGACCAAATACGCTACGAGCGTATACAAGGGCCTTAGCCACGAATAGCTTATTAGTCTTTGAGAGCTTGTCAACAAGCGCCTTTAGACGAGTTTCGCGTTCAGATTCCTTTTCATAGAAAGTGTTCTGAATTCCGGTTGAAAGAATACCGACAAGTTCGGCTTCTGGACGCTGGGTAAATCCCTGTCCTCCTTCATGAGTTGCGGTTTCCTTAACCACAGGTTCTCTCTTAACATTGTACTTAGACATAATTGTCCTCCTTTCTTTTAATTACTATAGTTTATACTAAGAAAAATTTAAAAATTAGCCAGATATTTTTTCTGTTTTTGTTATTTGGATGGCCTTCGTTCCATCAAATTTTACATGGTAACGATACCAGTCTTTTCCATTTTTCAACATCTGAGGAGTTACTTCATCCTCATGATAACACTCTTTCCAAAAGGAAGCCTTATCTGCGTCCTTAACTTCATTTTTAATGGTCGATAAAACAACTTCTACAGTCATATTATTAAATATTAAAGTTACAAAATAAAAAGGTTCCTATGTACTATGTGTGTGCAGCGAGCACTCTAAACAAAAAAAGCCTGAGTAAACACAATGGTCTTCTCAGGCTTTTCATAAAATGTTGAGAAAACCGAGGGGGATATGGTTCAATGAAATTTTTGCTGAATTTTACGAAGTAATCCCGTCTCTTACTACAACTAAATAATACCTTAAAGAACTAAAATTTCGTTGAGAAAATTGACCAGAGTTCTTTTTTTATCATAACCAGATTCGAAGTATCTCTAAGTCTTACTACAACTAGATTTTATATAGTGCAAATATAATACAAGTTTTTAATCCAAAAAAATATTTGCTGTTAAATTTCTGTTAAAATTTATTTATATATAAATTTCAATTGACCAAACAAGTGTTACCTAGTGCAGAAACACCATTCGTTAATGTGAATGGAGTATCATTTTTATAAGTAACAGTATTTCCAGTTATATCAACTGGCTTGTCCGTTGAAGTTACAATTATAGTTCCAGATGAACCCCACATAGGTTCCCAAACTTCCTTTTCAATATCTTCAACTTCCTCAGTTATCACTTCTCTTCCGATAAGCTTTCCTTCAGCATCATATTTGTCTATTGTTCTAGTTATTCGTTTGATATTTTTTGTTTTTGGCTGCCATAAATAAGGTGCTGTCGTAGGATTTTGTGGATAAGAATCTTCTAAAGCATTAGAACAACGCTTACAAACTTCGGGCCCATACATATCAGGCAAAGAACAAACACATGATCTCATAACATAACATTTTTATTTTAGTAGTTGTCCTCCAGAGATTCGAACTCTTGACTCTAGCCTCCAAAGGGCTGTGTGCTACCGTTACACCAGAGGACATATATTCAATTACACCACAGCTTCTTTTAATAATTTACTTTGTATAATTGATTCGATCTTATTTTTAGCCAGAGAGCCAACTGCCATCTCAGGATTTCCTTCCATAGGTATGAATAAAATAGTTGGTATACTTCGTATTCCAAAAAATCCTGATAATTCATATTGTGTATCAACATCAACTTTATAAATGTCTATTTTGTCTTTGTATTCTTCGGATAATTTTTCTAGAATAGGACCTATCATTTTACAAGGGCCACACCAATCAGCGTAAAAATCTATAATAGCAGGTCTATTTCCTTCAAATTTCCAATCATCGTTTTCCATCTTGAAAATTTTTTCTTTGAATGTTTCCAAAGTTAATTTTTCCATTTCATAAGATTTATTTTAGTTAGTTTCGTCGGGATAACTGGACTCGAACCAGTGACCACTAGTTCCCAAAACTAGCATTCTAACCAACTGAACTACATCCCGATTATTCGCTGTCTAAGTATTCATTTAAGGCTTCTCTAACAGAATTTTTCCAATTCTCCTTCTCAACAAAAAATTGCAACTCTATTCCATAAAGGAATAGGTGGCCAGTGATAAATCAAAAACCTATAACCACTAAACCATAAAAGGCATACAGTGACAATCCCTGCCTTTAGGATAAACTCTATAATGGCAGATGCCACCTTCTTCCCCCTGTCGTAAAGCCCTTCGTAAATGGCTTCGAGCAAATTAAATAATGCCGTAAATAATAGTATCATAGTATGAAGTAACAAATTATCGAACCCGTCAATCCTGCCCAAGCCGTCGCCCAAGCATCATCAAACTCAGGAGTGCCTTTGTGTAACCATTTATCCCAAATCAACTCTTTCCCGATGCCAACAAGGACAGCGACAACCCCTCCGAGAATCATTAAATCCCGAATCCAAAACAGACCAATAGCAACAGAAATGGGGACGGCAATTTCCAATCCTCTGATAATATGTTTCTTTTTGTCGAGAGCTAATCTAATTATATGTTTAATTTTGTCCATGTCGTAGTTATCCGAAGTCCATAATTAAAATGTTATATTGATACCGAAGTCCATAAACCCAAATGTTATATTGATACCAAAGTCACTGTAATTTCCATAAAGCAGGAACTGCACTCGGATACCACGTAGATATACTCGTATGCGCCTGTAAGCATTTATAAGTCTTGCCCTTATAAGTAACAATGTCATTTACCTTATAAGCAACACCGACAGTCCATTCTGTTGTTGTAACAACCACCTGCCAAAGCGTTCCAAGAGTAAGTTCAGGATTCCATGCTACCTGCGATTGATGAGCTTGCATCTCTTCTGGTAATTACGAATAATTTTTCAACCTACTTCATGATAGTCAATTTTATAATTTATATAATTTTTCAACCTACTTCATGATAGTCAATTTTATAATTTATATATCTATTTAGTTCAAAAGTTTTAACCTAACAATGATACTAATATTGATCCGACTACTAATAATATAAGGCACCAAAAAACTACCTTGTATTCGTAAGAACGATCTCTATTGTAATAGTCATCACTATTCATAGTTTCAATTTTTATGCCATTAATTTTTTATGCCTGTTTTGTCATATCCTCTTTAGCATTTTTGTCACTTTTGTCAATTTCTTGTTCAAATTTGACAATAACGTCAAAATCACTTGATTCTCGAAGCAATTCTTCTTGTTTCCACTTTGGCAACATAGAGAATGTTGCTTCAGCTAAAAACTTATAAATGTTGGCCATAATTTTGGGTCTCCATATATGCCAAACACGAAAATGAATTTTCCAGAAAAAAAAGACCAATTTTATTTTTGGGTACTTTCGTCTTTTTTATCGTTATTTGAAGAACATCTTTTGCCATTTTCTAATGTTTTATAAGTTAACGCAATTTGTAAAGCTTCCTTTTCATCTTCAAGTTTTTGAATTTGTTTCTCTAAATCAGATATTTCGCTATCTTTGTCATCTATTTCGTCTTGGATAGCTTTAGAGCAAGAAGGACAAAATTCAACAGTAATGACATATTCTCTGCGTTGCTGATTCGCATCCCCATCTAATTCATTACCACATTTAGCACATTTTATTGTGACTTCAGTTTCAGGAGTTATTGTCATATTTGAATATGTTTTCTATTTTTTGTTTTAATGTAACTTCGTGTCGATCTTTTCGAATATACTGATTCCATATACATATTGAAACAATAAAAACAATGATTGTGACTATAGCGACCCTTATAAGATGTGGAACAATACTTATAAGAATTTTAAACCTATTGGATAGTTTTCTAAGAAAATGATCTTCATGTCTATCTAAAGGTAAATACCGATCAAACCTGTCTTTGTTTTCTCGGATAAATTGTTCTATGGAATCTTCAGTCCAATCCATATCTTTTAAATAGTAGCTCCTGAGAGAGTCGAACTCTCAAGCCCGAAGACACTAGGTTTTGAATCTAGCGCGTTTGCCATTCCGCCAAGGAGCCGTTTAAGGCAAAGGTAACTCCATGCCTGGCCAATCTCTTTCTTGATTGGCCGCGTTTTTTATTCTTTTATATATGTGGTCAATTTCGAGTTCTTCTTCTTTTGGAGTTTTTACTTTTTCGTGTACAGCAATCGAAAAATATTCTCCTTTCTCTGTATAATGTTCAGCCCTATTTACATTAGGATTTTTTGCAGCTAATTGTCCTGATAAGCTCTGAATTAAAGATAAAGCTTCTTCAGGACTAACCCTTAGCATAAATCCAGGGCCAGAAGAACTTTGTTTTTTACTCCATTTAATTAGTTCCATGTCAGTTTTATTAATGTAGTAAATATATCAAAAAACTTTAAATAAAAAAATTATTTTTTATATTTTCGTTCAGCTCTTTTGATTTTTTTAGCTAACTGTTTCTTTGCTTTTACTTTAGAATATTTTAAAGGTTTATTTCTTGCCATTTCATTTGGCTGTAATAGCATTAATCCCCTTCTTTCTTGATAGTCTTTATTGTACTTTGATGTAGGAGCACAGCTTATTAAAAATAAAAACAATAGAAATAAAAGGATTTTTTTCATATCCTCTTTATTCTATTTATTTCGGTTCTTTAACTTTTAACTGTAAATATGTTATAGCTGTTTCTAAAGCTTGAACTTGTTCTTGAAGTTTATTGATTTTTTCAACTAATTCTGTAATAGTATCTTTAACTGAAATAAAACTAGGACCGGGGGGGGGGGTGGAAATTAATAAATCTCCATTTTCAATTTGAATATCTGCATTTTGAACGATAAGATTACGGGGCATTTCACTCATTCTTTCTTTTTTATAGGGGTAAATCCTGCAATTCCATTATTGACAACATCTGCAAAATGGTCCATTCGATCTTCGAATGTATATCCGAATTTAGTTCTGGTATACCAAAATATCTGTTCTTTAGCATCCCATCTGGCTTCTTCTACATGTCTACAAAGACCTCCTGTGCCCTCTAGAGGAAGATAAACAACACCATCTTCAAGCTGCTCTTTTGGAATAATTTTTTTAATAACTTCCTGTTCCCAGCGATGCAATTCTTGTGCCCCTTTAATGCGATTAATCAATTCTTTTTTCCAATAATCTCGTCCCATCTTTTTCTGAAGATTGGGTGCAAGATTAGGAAAACGATCTTGATGTGTAGCATCTTTTTCCTGAAAATGTTTTAAAACTTGTTCCCAGTTATCTGGCCAGGTTTCCTGCATCTGCTTTAATATGTTTTCCTCCACTACCATAACTTATGGAATTTTTTAGGTATCTTTCTCTTGTTTGTTTGGCAGTTTCGTTTGCCTTTGTAAAAACATGAATCCTCAACTCTGGAATGTAAACTAATTTACATCCTTGTGTGGATTCTCTTGAGATTTTTTGTAATCTTGGACTCAAGTGATCTTTTTCTCCTAAATCCGAATAAAATTTTTGTGCCATTGTTTTTGTGTTAGTAGCGGGTGTCAGGGTCGAACTGACGACCTTTGGGTTATGACTCCAACGCTCTTCCAACTGAGCTAACCCGCCTCTTTAATAAATCCTATCATACAAGTTGCATTTGAAGGGTTTCCCCAATGTTCAATACGTACAGCTTCGTTAAATCCTAATTTTTCAAAAAATTTAACGAGCATCTTATTAGCTACAGGTACATGAACTTCTGTTCCTTTTGGAAACATGGAAAACAATTCATGAACCATTTCAGAAAATTTATGTTGACCTCTAAAATCAACATTCACATAACTACCCATAAAAATCAATATCCCATGAGGATATTTTTCCTCAATGGAATAATGATAATCTATGAAACCGTATGGTTTGTTAAGTGTGTTTCTTTTTACCTTCATATATTAAATACCGCCTTAAAATACCAACGGTTTATTCTCATGTTAGCAAGCTGTTCTTCTTCATATGCAAGATTTCTTTTAGCCTCATAAATATTAGAAACTAAAGTGGTTATCTTATCCATCATATTATTTAGAACAACTGAAGATTTTAATTCCGGATATGCTTGTAAAAGAGCTACCAGTTCCTTTGGTTGATTAGAAGCAATGTTGCTGAATATTTCCTTTTCAAGAGCTGGATATTGTTCTGCCAAATATTTCTGATATTTTTCTTGAAGATTATTATATTGTTCTTCAGCTAATCTAACATTTGATTCCTGTCTTGCATAACTGTTCTTCAATTCCAAATATGATTGTCTTCCTGACATATTGACAAAAAAGCCAACAATAGCAAATATTCCCGATACAATACCAATTATCCATTGCATAACCACAAAAAATAGGTAAGTATCTGTGGCAGTTGGGTCTACAAATGTTTTTCCCAAAAACACTCCAATAAACAGTAGAGCAAAAAATACAAGTGTGTAAATGAAATTCATGTTGTTTTGTTTTTAATTATTGTCAAGTTCTAATTGTGATTCATTGAAAATATGTAAAATTCCATTATCAATCATTTCAGCAACTATTCTCGTTTCTCCTGTTGTTGTTTGAAAAACTGCAACAACAATTCCTGGAAATTTGTACCCTTTAGGTTTAAAAACCTTGTCTCCTATTTTAAATTTCATAATAATTTCTTTGGGGTCCCAAGCAGGATTGGTTACCTACATATCCATCGGACATACACCATATTCGGCCGCGATAGAGGGTATATCGTGTTTAATTTCACCACTGGGACCGTTTATCTTTTAATGACAATTTGGACATAACATTTCCAAATTTTTTCCATATCAAACATGAAAGAAATTTTTTCTGCCATGTTAGTACCCGGAGAGAGACTCGAACTCTCACGGCACAAAGGCCACTGGAGCTTAAATCCAGCGTGACTACCAATTCCACCATCCGGGCGTTTATTTCAGAATTTTCAGGACGAAAACACCGTGGAACCCATCCTCACTTTCACAATTTAGAGTCTACCACATAAGGTCCAACTGCCTTACGAACTGTTTTGACTTAGTCCACTAAGCGATCTGCTTCTCTTACTTGTCTTATCAGTTCAATTAACACACACATGAAAAATCAAAGAGCCCTTCCTAATTTCCAACCTTCTGGAATAGGATTATATTTTTTTATCTTTTTATTCTCTTTTTCATTTGTTATCCAACAAGTTCCAAATTGAGAATTTTTAAATCCAAGTTGTTTTCCTTGTTGTGATAAACTCATTTTAAATTTTGTATCTTCAGAATGTTTTTTTCCTTTAAACGTTTCCCACCCAGTTTTATATTTTTGTTTTAAAGAATCTGAAATATTTTTACTAAATTTTTCTACCCACTTTTCATCATTTTCTAATAGCCATTTAAGACGATTTTTTCTTATTTCGATTCCATCTTCCGTTTCGATGATTGTATCACCTGAATTAGATGCATTTTAAACTATAATTTTTATATATATCTTTTTTAAGTACATCCAACTCCATAAGGATTTTGATAAATTGTGATATACTCAGTCAGTGCGCCGGAACTAACGGCAAGAGTTACATCACAAGGCTTTAGGCTGACCGTAAAAGATCACCCCGTCCATTGCAAAATTTTCAAAACTGCAATGATGTATTTCTACGTTTGAACGGAAGTTGACTGCAA